TGTTCTTCCTAGCTGGCGGTACTGTAGCTGGTATTGCTGCTTGGCTTAGCTCCACAGCTAGCGGAATAATATCTACTGCTGCTGCTGGTGCCGGTTTGAGTCCAGCGGTTATTGCTAGAATAAATGAAATAATTGAGCAAATAGCTAGACAAGTAGCACCATCTACATGAACAGTAAAGACGTAAAGCTTTTTAATTACATAGCAAAAGTCGCAGCAAAAAGAGGCGATACAGTTATAGCTCCAAATACATTTGAGGGCGTTGGACCTCTAGAATCTGATGACTCAATAAGACAAGAAGAACCAACAGATTACTCGTGGGTTACATTATTATTCCCAACACTTGGCTTGCTTTTAATTCCCCTGTTAGGTAAATTAGCAAAATTGGCTAGAAAAAAACCTGAAGAGCCAACACCTAGAGAAAAATCATGTGCGGAAAAAGCTTTAGAAATATTAACAAAAAGTATTGAGGAAATAGCAAGAAATGATAATATTGATGAGGCAGTTGAGGTATTCTCTATGTTAAAAAAACTGCTTGATACCTTAGATGATGAATGTAAAAGAGAATTTTTGGCTCTTCCACAGGTACAAGGACTAATCAACAGTCTTGGCCGCAATTTAGGTCTTACGGGAGATGAAGTTTTAGAAAGATTAAAAGACAAAACCCCTGAAGGTCTTATTGCAATAGCAACAATGTATCTTGCACGAGGCGCTCAAAATGCTGCCATTAGAATGTATGTGTTGGGCAACGGTGGCAACGAAGAACTTGCTAATTGGTTGGCCGGTCTAGGTTTAACCGTAGCAGCCATAATTGCTCTTGGCGTAGCTTTAGCCGCTGGATCATTTGTTCTAGATTTAACTGGTATTGGTTTACCAGCTGGTATTGCAGTTGGTACAGTCTCGGCAACAATAATTGCTCTAGGTATTTGGTTGCAACAAAACCAAGGCAACAACAACTCTGGTAATAGCGCCTAATTAATTATTTATTGCGCGTATAAAAGCTCTAATTAATCCGCTACTAGTATAATCAGTAACGGATTTTTTAGCTTCCCACATTTTGCAAGACCAATAGTTTGCTTTCCATTTTGGTCCTGGATTATCGCATCCGTGTCGAGATCTGTAGTTTTTTCGTCTTTGCGGATCGTCGCGTTTGATTTCCATATTTGGATCACCAAACATCACGCGAACAACATTGCCGCGATCATTCTTTACATAAACATAAAACTTCTTCTTGCCGTAACCTGGATCACCCTTACCTATTCGTCTTGGTTGATTTAGGGTAATCTTTTTACCTTGATACTCAACCGCTTGGGTTTTCTCTGAAGCAAAAATTACGTCAAGTTCAGATTCGGTCATAACTTCTCCAGACTCTCAACACTCTCGGTTATATTCCAGCCAGTGTTGCGAGGAAACTCAGGATTCATTATTTTAATCGTTGCAATCCCAGAGTTAATTTCTAAAACCTCGCCCCAAACGCCGAAGTTAACTGAGTCCTTGTTTCCGCAGCTAACTATATCGCCCTCGGAAATGCTAGCCACTTGTGGCTGCTGTGGTGGCGTGTAAGAGTATTCGTTTTCTTCTTCGCTCATGATATTTTCTCCAATTGATCTTCTGTTTTTGTTAGTACTGTACCTGGGCTATACGAAGGCCCATCGTTCTCAACCGTATAATGAATAAGATAACCACTATTGTTTGGAAGCGGCTCAATCTCTGTGACTACGCCAATACTTCCAAAGTGCATGCATTGTTGATTAATGTCCTTAACTCTGTCGCCAACATTAATTCCTTTGTATGAAGTCACCTCCGCACCCATTGCTATCTGCAAGGCACGAAGCGCCCTCTTTACTTTATGGCTATTTGGTTTCATAGTTTAATATACACAATTACTCTTCACCGCTTGGTGGAGTTAAGTTTGGTGGATTTGCAGAAATCACCCCACTAATTATGCCAGGCGATGTGATAGAATTAAACAGGACTATATCCTCTGCGTAGTAAGACTCTAGTATTGCCGTTTGCTGCTCGTCAAGTGTTGGCTTTGTAAAAGTAGCCGTGTTAATTTGGGGAAGAGGTAAGGTAAAACCTATTTCAACAGCCGCCTCATTTATATGATCTGGGAATTTATATAATTTAGTGTTTGCATCAACCCACAGTATTTGTGGTTTAAAATGTGCATTAGTGCTTGCATTTATTTCCCTCCCTCTCGCTGTTCCAGATACAAATTTTGATCCATTAATTAATGAATCAATTACCGCGTTAACATCAACGGCATGAAATTGGGCCATTGCTGATCGAAATCTTTCTATTGGATTTCTTATCATTGCAATTATTGGTTTTGAAGGATACCTTTCTCTTTTCACAAAACCTTGCCACATTGAGTTGTCTGCATTTTTACCAACAGGATACGAGGCAGTTGTTATAAGCAATTCCTCCTCTGTTTGAAAAGATTTAATTACAGCACGAGAAATCGTTGAACAACCAGACTTTGGTATGAATGCGACGCTATAGTTTGGTGTTATAAAATAAGACATTAGCTTGGGATGTTAAGTACTGTGTACCCCTTATTAGTTGCAATCAAAATGTCAGATGCGGTTAAAGATGCTGCGCCTAGCGCCCCAGAAACATTAAGATAGCCATTTCCGTTTGCAAGATCATTAAAAAATTGAACTATTGCCGTTCTGTCTAAACTTGAGCCATTAAGTTTGGCACCTCCAGAAAAATAATTATAATCAGAATAATATAAAAGATTTAGCACGCAGTTTTGCGCTCTAAGCGAAGTTATTACACTGCCCATAATATCAATATGGTATAACGCTAAGAAGTTGGAAAGATTTATAGCAGATGTAAACGATGTACAGGTTGATAATTTAAATTCTTGTAATGTGTTTTTTACATTGTCTAGGCCGTTTAAAGTAGTAAAGGTTGTACTGCTAGATATTCCAATACTCTGAGCTAAGCTTCCAGGTGGAATTGAAAGAGATGTAAGACCAGTGTTACTAAGAGTTAAATATTTTATTCTTCCATTGTGTGTGTACGATGTTAAATTAGTTCCTGCATCACAATAGAAAGTCTCAAGTTTAGATAAACCAAGAACATCAACATAACTTATTGGCGAAGAAAAGCTGTCGCCAAAAGTAATACTTCTTAATTGGCCAATCTGAACACCAGATGAGTTTGTTGGTATAACTGAAAATCTTTTTTCATCTGTTGTATTATATGGGGCAGAAATTGCCTTTGTTACGTTTGAGATACCAACGCCAGGATTATAAAGAGTGGATGATCCATCCCACCAGTTAACCTTAAACCATTCAGTATAAGAGCCTACTTGAAATGTACCAAATTGTCCAAATGTACCAGATGATTTCTTTGTACCAAACTCTGCTATTTCTGCTCTTGGATTATATGTTAACCGTGGCTTTGCGCTTGGTATTACAATCATATTCCGAGTGTTCCTGCTAAATTATAGACATTGCTAGCATAGCATAGTACGCTTGCAGATCCGTGCTGTCCTAGTATTTTGTTCCCCGATGCGTAGCAGTTGACTGTTGCTCCAGATAAACCAGTACAGGTAACCTGTCCAGTTCCAAGTTGAATTATTGTGGCATTAAATCCAATATCTAGGCCAGTTGGTATTCTTAGCGTGTGTGTGGCGGCGCTATCAAATGTTATTATTTTACCATTATCTGTAGAAACTAGCGTATAACCAGTTGCTGTTTGTGCATTGATTGCCGCTGATGTAACTCTATATCCACTTGCCGCAGAAACATGTCCAGTAGCACTAATATTTCCCATTACGACCGTGCCGGTTGGATGTCCAATCTGTACACCGCTTGCGCCACCGCCAATGTTTACGCGAGCAGCGGTTGCGTTAAATAGTGTTGCTGTAGTCGCTGTAGTAGTAATTGCTCCGTTGTTTACGGCAATGTCACCAACAACCACTACGCCTGTTGCGTGTCCTATTTTAACACCGCTTGCGGCAGCGCCAATGTTTATTCTTACCGCTGTAGTATTAAAGATATCACCGGCTAACGCAGTTGTTGAAATGGTTCCGCTGTTCACCGCGATGTTACCCATCACAACGGTGCCAGTGGGGTGACCGATCTGTACACCACTTGCGCCACCGCCAATATTTACACTCAGAGCTGTATCGTTAAACAAACTACCAGCGGTTCCGGTTGTGGAAATAACACCGCTAACTTGCAAAACTCCACTAACGTAAATGTCTGGATTAAGACCTATTACTGTCGATCCAGTTGCTTGCGTAACGTAAATACCGCTTGTTGAGCCGTATACAGCGGTAACGCCCTGATTTGTGATTTCTACTGGATTTCCTGATCCGTTACCAACAAATAGTTTTTTGTCTGTTATGTTTACCGCAAGTTCTCCCTGCAGCAAAGATCCGTTTGCTGGCGTTGACGTGGATGTTGTGGAGTTTTTTGTCTTTATTCTTGGCATTACATTAAATATACACGAAATGGGATTTAAGCACTTTAAAGATCAACAAGATCCTTCTAAGTGTATTATAGGATATGAAGAGCTACGGAACTAGGGTAGATGCCTTTATTGCTCATGTCCGTAAGGTCGCCAAAGAACACGGCGTCAAAATTAAAATTAAAAATACTAAACATGTAAGAGAGCCAGCAGGAAACACACTTTGCTGTGGTTATTTTCTTGAATCTTCTAATAAAAAAACAATAGTTGTGGCACGGGGCGAACGACCTATTAGTGAATGGCTTGGGTTTTTAGTGCACGAATACTGCCACATGATGCAGTGGATAGAGCGATCTCCGGCTTACACGAATACATTTTTGAAAGACGGCGAGGACGCCACCTATAAACTTTCGCTTCTTGAAAACGGAGAAGCAAATTACAATAAAAGGCTTAGGCGGGTTTACACTAAAAAAACCATTGCCTGCGAACTTGATTGTGAAAGACGGGCCGTTAGGGCTATAAAGAAATTTGGACTACCAATAAACGTTGAGATGTACAAGCGTTCTGCCGCGATAACTCTTTACAAATACTGGGTTCTTTGTAACACTGGTAAGTGGATTGGTGATTCTTTTGAGAGAAAAAGATCGCTCATAAATAAAGTAAAACCGTCCCTAAAGGGGCGGTTTAATTGTGTGCCGAAAGAAATAGAGGTGGCTTTTTCTTACATTAACAGATAAGATGCGGTAGGGCTTTTCTTGCGAGGACCTTTTCTCTTTCGCCACACACTTTACCAATCCAAACATAAGAGCATCCGCCTGTATAAAAATCTAAAATTTGCTTGCCCATTACGGCTGGACTGAAGCCTAAATTGTTTACACTTGGCGTGCCTGAAATAGCATTGTTCAAACAGTCGCATTCGGCTTTTCTTGAGGCTTCTGCTCTTTGCGCTGGGGTTGCGTTTTGTGGCAATGCTGCAACCACAGAGTTTGCATACGATTGGCATTTTGCAATTATTATGTCACCCTTCGTAAACTTTTTTGTTTCACAAGGGTTGTTATTATTTGTTTTAATGTCTTTTGCGCACGGATTAGATCCAGGGATTCCAGCAGATCCAGACAACTGTTTAACCGCTGCGCATATTTTATCTATGCTTAACTGCGTGGTTTCAGGAATGCAACAATTGCAACTAGAAGCAGGCGCTGTATTTGGGGCAATTCTAGTTGATTGTTGTGCCAAACCAACAAAGTGTTTACGTAATATTTGCTCAAATTTATTCATTTTAATATCCTGATTATGGAACCGGTGGCTGTTCTGGATTCACTAGATCACCAGGTCCGTTTGTATCATTATTTTCCCCGTAAGAATCTATAAACTCTTGCGCCTCTTCTACTGTTTCTGGCCAATAAAAAGTCCAATTGCTATCATCATCCATCATTCTTTCCATTGAAAATTTTAGCCAGTTTATTATTTGTTGTAATGTCCATCCCCGATTGATAGCTGCAACAATTTCACCAAAGAAAAACACGCCTCTGTTTTCAAAATAATAAAAAATATCCCATACATCGCTGTCTATTGACATTACAACATTAGGTGGGAGCAATTCCCACAAAAGCTCCCTGAGTAAATTTTCAAAAAGATCACGTGGTAAATTTACGCTTCCTGGTCTTAAAATCCAATGAGCAATAGTATATATTGTTTCGCTTGTTAGGGTAAGATTTATTGTTAATATTCTAGCAACGCTTGGTGTTATACCAAGGCTTATAAGCCACTTTTGAATGTATGCCCTTAAAGAGTCAAGCCCATTATAAAACGCTCGTAGCAGATCGAACATGGAAAATTGCCAACGTGATGGCGTAGGATCATACCAAGGGCCTGGAGTTGTATCAAGTGGCAGATTAGGTTCATCGAATCGCGTAGGTGGTTGGGGAACAACCTGTTTTGCGACAGCGTTTAAATGTTTTTTAATAACTTTAGCGCGATGATCCATCAATAGTAATATACACCAATCCTACAATGAGATATGAACAAGCGGAACTTCGTTGTTTACGATATTGAAACAACTGGCCTCGATTATGAAAATGGTGCAGAGATAGTTCAGATTGCTGCGGTAACACTAAACTACTCAGATTATGAAATTTCAAAGTCTATACCAGATTTTTGCGTTACCGTTCAGCCACAAAGTCCTGAAAAAGCTGACGCCAAAGCAATACAAGTAATTGGCCAAGATCTATGGACTAAGGCTCAAAATGAGGGCATGCACCCAAAAACAGCACTTCGAAAATTTCGAGAGTATCTTGCAATATCTAACCCGTCAGAAAATCCGTGGGAATATCCAATAATTGTTGGTTATAATAACTGCAATTTTGACGATAAGTTTATTGAGTTCTGGATGAGAAAATACAAGATTATTACTAGCCGTAATGACTGTCCGTGGTCAAATATTAAACTTGATATGCTACCAATGATGTTTTCTATATTTGGTAGGGACAACCTTAAAAACAATAAGCTTGATACATATGCTGGTCTATTAGGAATGAAAAGAACCGCAGAAACACACGATGCACTTGAAGATGTAAAAATCACCGCCGAGATGTTTAAGCGATATATGTCCTTTATGAACTTTAGAATTCGTCCTAAGATCAAGATAGCCAACTGAGAAACGCATGTTTAACATAGAAGAAGTAAACTTTAAGAACGATAAAACGTGGCGGCTTATTCAATCTGGAAATACAGGTGGTGTTTTCCAATTGGAAAGCGAGCTTGGAAAACAATGGGCGGCTAAAATCAAGCCAAAGAATATAAACGAGCTTAGTGCGGTACTTGCTTTAATTCGTCCAGCATGTCTTGAGTCTGGAATGACTGAGAAATATGCTCGTGTAAAAAATGGTCTTGATGTGGCGCATAAATTTGGAGATGAAGATGTTGATCGCATTCTCCAACCAACTAGTGGCGTCCTGATCTACCAAGAGCAGCTTATGAAGTTTGGTGGTGAAATTGCATGGCGTGATATGCCATATATTGACAGATTGGTTATTGTTGATAAGCTTCGTAAAGGTATTGGTAAAAAAGACTACAAAGTAATTAATGATCTTCGTGAGAAGTTCGTTTCTGGTTGTGTAAAAAATGGTAAGTCAAAAGATCTTGCTGAGCAGCTTTTTTCAATGATTGAAAGCGCAGGCCGATATGCTTTCAATGATGCTCACGCAAAAAAGTACGCAGTTTGGTCTTATCGAACCGCGTATATGAAAGCTAATTTCCCATACGAGTTCTACTGCACATATCTAACATACTCAAAGGCGAGACAGCGTTCTAGAGAAGAGCTTCATGATATGATCAATGAGGCTAAGCTATGTGGTATTACAATACTTCCACCAACCGTTACTTCATCTTCAAAAGATTTTAAAATAGTCCAACATGATAGTAAAAGAGCTATTATTTTTGGTCTTAGCCATATCAAACAATTTGGTGAGAAGGACTGGGAAACAATCAAGGATAAACGGCCAGAGCACTTCTCTGATTTCCTAGCTCTTTCCTATAAAGAAAAGGACTCGCTGCGTTCACTAGGTGTTGAATCATTAATTAAAAGTGGCGCTTGCGATATATACGGTATTGGTCGCAAAACAATGCTTGATGTAATTGGTGCTTTGAACGAACTTACAGCAAGAGAAGTCAAGCATGTAATTGACGGTATTAGTAAGGATGGCCCAAATAACTCCATCTCCCTAATAAAAGATAAAATGTTTGAATGCTCTGAGCTTATTAGCACCAAAAAGAGAAAGCCCATTGTGAAGTCTGAGGCTGATGCAATCGATGAAAACAGCAAAGATATGATTGATTGGAAGGCATCAAGCGAGCAAGAGCTATTATCAATTGCAATGACTTGCAGCGCCGTGGACGAGTACAAAGATATATCAGATTTCACTTGCAAAGATTGCCACAGAATGCTACGTAATAACAAGGGCGTCACAAAACGAGTAATAGCATCAATTGTTGATACCACATTTACTGTAACAAAGAAGGGTGAAAATCCTGGGCAGGAAATGTGTCAGATAAATATCACGGATTCAAGCGGGAGCATTAGAATTGTTGTTTTTCCAAATGCTTACGCAAAACATAAAGCTAAAATTAGAAAGGACGGCAAATATGAGTTCACTATAAGAGGCACTGGAAATGGTTGGTCAGTAGAGTCTTTAACAGAAATCAGTTGATTTAATAGTCAAAATTTAAGTAAGTAACTACAATATATCACAGGTAAAAACATGTCAAATTTTAACAAAGTCGTTTTAGTCGGTAATCTAGTCAGCGATCCAGAACTTAAGGAAATTGGCGATAACAACAGTGTCGTTCGTTTCAGAATGGCGATTAATCGTCGTTACACCACTAAGTCTGGTGAAAAGAAGGAAGAGACCACATACATTGATTGCGAAATGTGGGGCGCTAGAGCTGGAGTCATTTCTGAATATGTAAAGAAGGCAGATCCAATTCTAGTTGAGGGCCATCTCAAGCAAGAGAATTGGGAAAACAAGGACGGCGAAAAGAGAAGTAAGATTCTCGTAAGCATCGAAGACTTCGAGTTCCTGTCTCGTCGTGGTGGTGGCGGTGGTGAAGAGCAAAAGGAAGAGCCAAGAGCTTCTCAAAAGACCACATCGAAGGTAAATAAGAAGCAATCTGATTTACAGGACATCCCATTCTGATGTCATCAATCAAGATACTTAAGGTTCTTGAGATCTTGCAGGCCAGGGGTTTACTTCAAGCCCCTGGCCAGCTTGACTTACTAGCTGAAGAAATTGAAAAAGAGCTTAGTCTTTCAACAAAGGCAAGCGCAAAAAACTTAGGAAAATTTAAAGGGTTTACAACCGGTGAGCGATAAAAAAAGAATCTTGCTTGTTAGTGAGTTTAGCCTGCTGAATACAGGCTTTTCTGTTATGGCATATGATGTACTGTCTCGTCTTCATAATAGCGGCAAATATGAGGTGGCTGAGCTTGCGTCTTATGTATCTGATGATGATCCACGAATAAATCAACTTCCATGGAAGGTATATCCTGTTATTCCATCACATTCTAAAAAAGAAGAAATGGAACGATATCATCGTGAATATCAGACAGCTCAATTTGGCGGTCTGCGGTTTGAAAGTGCGGTAAATCATTTTAAGCCCGATATTGTTTTTTCATATCGAGATTATTGGCATGATGAATTTATTACAAAGTCTCCTTCTAGACCATACTACACATATATATGGTCTGCTTGTATTGACTCTGAGCCACCACGTGATGAATGGATGGCAACATTTTCTACAGTTGATTTGCTTACTTCTTACACTCAATGGGGTCTAAACGTTTTACGTAAATATGGTGGCGGCAAACTCAATGTTTCAAACATTGACGCAATGCCTGGTGTTGACATTGAGACATTTAAGCCAATGGATAGAGCAAAGATCCGTGATGAGTATGGAATTCCTCAAGACGCAAATATAATTATGACCGTCATGAGAAATCAGCCTCGTAAGCTGTTTCCAAGCATTATGAGTGCGTTTGCAAACACCCTTAATAATCTATACAGCATGGGATTGGATTCTATTGCCGATAAGACATATCTGTATTTGCATACGGGCAATCCTGACTGCGGTTTTGATATACCAAAAGAGATGATTAGATATGGTATTGGTAACAGAGTTATTGTAACATACTATTGTCAAACCTGTAAACAATCCACCCCTGGTTTCTATGCTGGTGATCGAAAATATTGCCCAAAGTGCAGGGCAAAAGCCTGTGCTATGGCAAATACATCAAACGGATCAACAAGAGAAGAACTTGCAAAGATTTACAATCTTGCCGATTTGTATTTGCAATATAGCGTAGCTGGTGCTTTGGAGATACCGATCATAGAGGCAAAGGCGTGTGGCGTTCCAGTGGTCTCCGTAGAATATGCCGCACCGTATGAGCTTGCTAGACTTGGTGGTGGATACGGTCAAGTTAAAATGGCTGGATGGAAACAGGAGTCAGTACGTGAAACTAGCCAAATACGTGGTGTGCCAGATGATAAGCATCTAGAAGAAATATTGACTAACTTTTTACAAGAGGGTAGTGAAAAACGAGCGCTTATGCGTGAACTTGCACGTGATACCGCTGAAAAATATCACTCAAGTGATGAATTTGCTAAAAAATGGGACGAAATATTTTCATCAATTCCAAATAAAAACCCCTTCAGATGGTTTGAAGCACCAAAACACTCAAACTATATAAATCTGCAAAGCAATGGTGCATATGATGCTTTTAAGGCTTGTACAATAGCATCAGAGGCATTTACGAAAGGTTGTATGCAAGGTTCGCCATTTCAGATGGCAGCTATATCGGATGCAATGAACAAAAATACAGCCTTTACTGGTAATGAAATAGATCTTGAAAAGTTAAATAATATTGCCAACAAAGAAGTTTTTGATAGAAATAATTTTGAACAAAACAGATACTTTAGCAATGTAAAGAAAAAGACCGCTGTCCAAAATACAGGAAACTCAAAGCTAATATGAAAGTAGCATATATATCCGTTTATAGAGATGGTACTGGTTACGCAAATTCTGCTAGAGATTTTATTAAATGCATGCAGGCTCATGGTGTCGATGTAGTTCCTATTTGGTTTAGTTTGAACCAAAGACCGAACTTTATTGACAATCAAATTAAAGAGGGCTTATCTCTAGATGGTGTTGATGTCGTAATTCAACACACAATTCCAAATACATTTGTTAGAATGGAAGGTGTGAAGAACGTAGGTCTATTTTATTGGGAGACATCATCTTTTAAAGACTCTGGATGGCAATACTCGTGCAATCTAATGGACGAGATATGGATGACTACCCAAGAACAAATAGAAGCTGCTGTGAATTCTGGGGTAACAGCACCAATTGGTATGACAACTAGACCAGCAGATTTCTCCAAATATGACACTTGGCATGGCCGTTTTGATCTGCCAGATGAAATCAAAGATACATATAAATTCTATACAATTTCTGATTATTCGTATAGGAAAAACGTATCTGGAACTGTTGCTGCGTTTTTGTCAGAGTTTACATCAAGAGACAATGTTTCATTGATAGTAAAAACATATATTGATGGCAAAAATCCAGTTGAGTCTCTTGAGGCGGTAAAAACTTCTATCGAGTCAATAAAAGCAGAAATTAAAAGACCAGAAAAACTGCATCCAAAAATATTTGTTATAACAGACGTTTTATCAGATGATGGAATTAGCGCAATACATAACACTGGCGATTGTTTTGTAACAGCATCGCGAGGTGAGGGTGAATGTATACCAGCATTTGATGCTGCTGCTATGGGAAAGCCAGTAATAGCAACTCACTTCAATGGAATAAGAAGAATGTTCCCTAGTGATTACGAGCCAACAGTAAAAGAAATGATAAGCAAGCCTGTGTTTGCTATGTCGAAGAATGCCATTATACCAGGGCTTTATTCACACAATGGTGTGTGGATGGAGGGTTCACTTACAGAAATGATGGTGAAAATGAGAAGAGCAATGAATGGCGAATTTAAAAAATTAGCTATTGAAAATATTAAGCATATGCACAATAAATTCTCATATTCTTCAGTCGGACCAAAACTAATTTCAATGTTGAGATAAAAATGAATCCAATAGTTTCAATTTTAAACCGAGTAAACGCACCAAAGAAAGACAAGTACAGAATATTGTCTTTTCCCACACACGAGTCATATCAAACCAATCTAGCTGAGACTGGACACGAATTTATTTTATTTAATCGTGGTGGTGGTAACAAGATTTGGGAGGATAAATACAAGCCACTTCCAAAAAATACCCATATATTTAATGCCATTACAGATACTGAATATGATATAGATTTTGTTTTATCTCAAGAGAGATTTGGTCAAATACAATTTGCGCAGGAAATTTCAAAAAGTCTTCGCATACCAATCATTCATCTTGAGCATATAGAGCCGCAGCTAAACAACTGGCCACAAGAGCAATTTGACCATATGAGGTCGTTTAAAGCTGATATAAATGTATTTATCACTGAGCATAATCAAAAGTCTTGGGGTATTAATGATTCTATTGTTGTAAAGCATGGAATAAGAACAGATGACTTCAACGGTTGGACTGGTCCAGCTGATGGGGATGTGAAATATGTTCTATATATAGTTAATGGTCTAGAGTCAAGGGACCAGTTCTGTGGGTTTACAGAATGGTCTGCTGTAAAAGAAAAGGTTGAAGCGATTGATCCATCTATCAAGTTTGCTTTAATTGGGGAAAATCCTGGCGTAAGTCAGCCAATCTCAAATGAAAAAATGCTTGTGGCATCAATAAATAAGTGCGCTTGCTATATAAACACATCACGACTTTCGCCTGTGCCTATGTCTCTTATGGAAGCAATGTCTTGCGGCGCGCCATGTGTTTCAAGTGCAAAACAAGAAATACCAAAAATAATGCAAAATGATGAGGTTTGCACTAATGATCTTGATCAAATGGCCGCTCAAATTGTGAAAATTTGCAACGATAAAGAATATGCGGTTAAAATTGGCTCGCATTGTCGTAATCAAATAGTAAAAAACTATAATATAGGTGACTTTGTCAACTCATGGAATAAAATATTTGACTTGGCACACGAAATTAGAATTGGAACAGTAATATGAAACTGAACATAAATCACAGCGAAAACTATCTAGACGGATACATAAATCTTGAAAAGAATAGTTCTTTCAAAACAGACCACGTTGTTAACGATTACGTTATTAATAGTGTAAGTGGCGAAGACAAAATATATGAAATTATTTGCCACCCAGGGGCGCTAGAAAAAAGTCAAGCTGGATACCAAGAGGTACTTAAATCATGGTCTTCCTTTTCATCTAGCGAATGCTTAATAAAGGCAAAATGCATTGATATTCAGGCCATGTCAAATGCGCTATCTGCTGGAACAATAGACACAGATACTTTTAATTCAATATTAAGCGGGTATTTGGTCTTCTTTGATAAGCAGTCTTTTGTAGAAGCACTGTCAGGAGCAGGGTTTAAGCCAACAAAGACATGGTATGGTCCACACCAGTGGGTTTTAAACGTTGAGGCAAAGAAGGCATGAAACCAGTAATTTGTATTTTTCTGACAGAGAACAGAAATGGCCCAATGTACTTTGGAACAACTGCTGAGTGCAAAAAAACAATTGAGATAAATCCAGAGCACGAGTATATTTTTGTTGATATTGGAATCTCTGGTGATGAGCTTGATTGTAAGCGCTCAAAATACAACGACTATAAAAATGTAAGATTTGTAAAAATTTCAGAGACTTTCTTTAAAGATACAAATATGACATCAACAATGGAGCGCGTTGAATCAGCAATATTCCTTATCTGGAATGATTACTTGAAAAGTCAAAAGATGCCTTACAAAAAGGCTGGATTTGATCATTGCGTATGGTCAAACGAAAGATATGCTCACAAAATTAATGATTTGATCTCAGCTTTGTGTACAAATAAAAAGCCAATACTTCATAGATCTGCAGAGTCTGGGTTCTCGCAATACGGGGCGTTTAATATTTATAGATACGAAGATATGAGCGAGGAAGAGCTTTTCAATCGTGAAACGGAGCGTGTTGCAGTAATATGAAATGCTCTATAATAATACCAAATTATAACCAGGGTCATTTTCTTGAGCGGTCTGTTAGCAGTGCTATGAGGCAAACTCTTAATCCATCAGAGTATGAAATTATAATTGTTGATGATGGTAGTAAAGACAACTCGCTTCTTATCGCTCAGAATATAATCTCTCAAAACAAGACCCACGATATCAAGCTTATCAAAAAACCTAATGGAGGAACTGCAAGCGCAAGAAACGCTGGCATGGTAAACTCATCGGGAAAATACATAGGTTTTCTTGATGCTGATGATGAATATGCTCCACAAAAAGCGGAGCTTAGCATAAAATACTTAGAATTTGGTTCAGAGGTTGGATTGGTCTATTCCGATTATATCGAGGTGAATGAGCAGAAAATGTTTTATACTGCAAAGAGGGATTTTGATCCTTCTGTTCTTAAACAGCACTGTATTGTGTCAACAAATTCGTTTATCAAACGAGACATTATAAACACAGTTGGCTACTTTAATGAAGCAATCAAAATCATTGAGGACTACGATTACTGGATGCGAATATCTGCGGCAAACTATATGTGTCTTAGAATACCAATGCCGCTTTTTACTTATTATTTACATGGACAAAACAAAACAGTTGTTTCTCGCTCAGAAGACATAAACAAAGAGCATGCAATGCTCAGGAGATAAAATGACAGCAGTAATGAATGAAAATTGTATTGATGAGACATTTTTCCTAGGATCTCTTTACAAGAGAGCCAATCTAAATTTTGTTTTAGATGGTTGTATGACTCAAAAATACTATGAAATAAATAAGTTTGCATCAGAGGCCACATCTAAGAAAATATCATTTAATCTGTTCACACTAAGTGATACTGCAACAATATCAGTACCATCATTTCCAGTTTTTTCGGCCTCGTATTTATGTGCGATATATGGACCAACCCTGTGTTATTCTTATAATGCATTTAATGCTGTTAAATCAAATATAAATTTAGCTAAGCCATTGATTCTAATGGTAACTGACATTGAGGATTGGAAAATTGAGCATATCACAAGTGAAAATATTTTTTCATCAGCTGATCTTGTAATATTTCCAAACGAATACATAAAGCAAGTATTTGATTCAAGATACTCTGGTACGTATAGAAAAGCGGCGATCATACTCCCACAATCAGCAGAGGACTATATAAGGATATTACAATATGCCACGAAAGAACAAAAAAGCACTAATTAATAAACTCGTTGAACTTGGTAAGAATGAAGCCTTGATTTCGGATCTTCCAATGGCTGATCTCGAGGCGATGATGGTAGATGCTGAGCCTACAAAGGTTCCAGACGCGGTTAAAACAGATACTGGCGTAATTGATGACACTGATCCAAAATGGTCAGATTTTGTAATGTCTCAGCTAACTGAAAAAGAATGCAAGGATGGAATGCCAACATGCGATGGTCTTCGCAGAATTTTTAAGAAGTTAGTTGGTAAGATTACATCGGTTGACATTGATGTGTTAAAGTCACCAACAATTTCAGATAGAACTGCAACTGTTCGTTGCTCTATTACATTCCGTAGACATGGGGTTTCTGGATTTAGTTCAGAATATGTCAGCGATGTTTTTGATGTAAACCCAGACAATACACCATTTCCATACTGCAATGCTGCTGTGGCAACAGCTGCTACAAAGGCGGAAGCTCGCGCTCTTCGAAAGGCAATTGGTCTTGTGAAGGTTTACACACTCGAGGAGGTAAATCAAAGCGCATCAAAGGACGAAATGGATCCGATGATGATTGATGATAACAAGCCGATCTCTGATAGTGCAAAAATTGCTATTAATACGATGTGCAACAGAATGGGGATTGATCAGAATAAGCTGATTAAATTCTGCGGTCTTGAGGCTGAAAGCATTCACGCACTAACGTATAAGCAATCGCACGAAGTTATTAATGTGCTAAATGGTTTTAGTCGCGGACCAGAAAACGGTGGCCAGACAGTTCCAGATCAAATTAAAGGTGAGGTAATCTTCTAATGCAATACAACTCTTCTTATCGTATATACAAGCCAAACATGAAAGATCACACAAAGGGGTGTGCGTCTTGCTGGGAATGGAATCATAAGACATGCAACTTTTTTCTGACTATAGCGAAGCAAGAATCCCAAAAAGACGGTGATGGCAACAATCGTTTTTCTTGGAAGGATGATTCAGAAACAGTAAAGCTTGATATAGAGGAGACTGCTGAAATTGCGTGTGTGCTTTCAGGAAGAAAGGCATTTCTTGGAGCGGCAGATGAGTCTGCAAAGGGTAAGGGATTTTTTCATCAAAATAAAAGCGGTAATGTTATATTGAAGCTTTATAAGCTTGACGAAGGATTTGCTTTTGAGGTAAGCTCAAAAAAAGGAGACCAGCGTTTTTGGGCTGGTCATCGAATAACTGTGGCTGAGGCATTTGTTATTGAGACAATTTGCAAAAATATAATCTCAAGCACATTTGCTGGATGTGGAGACTAAATTCTGTTAATTTAGCTATTGATTTATTTTCTTGCATTTTAGCCCTTTATGGACGTAGTGAAAAAAGCCACCATTGTTGAAATCATAAAAGCGAGCGAGCTAGATGTAAAGTATACTTTTGTTTGCAGTATTGCCAGTTTTTCTTTAATTTCCCCAATATCGTTCTCTATACGAGAAAGGCGATCATTTGATCTTTGCAGCTCGCTAAGCACTAATTTACGATATTCTGGCCATCCACTATCTTCCATTATTACACCTCACACATAGTCTATCATACACGAAATGTTGATGGAGGATTGAGGAAATGATTTAGCTGGAGTTACACTCAGGCATAAATACCAATCGTGTCTTGTTGCAAAGTCGGTGCTTCCAACTGGATTTGATCCAGTGGGACCAGGACTAGTTCTGAGCACTATAGATCCTGTTGAGCCAGCTGGCATTGATGACCAAGTAGAAGATCCTGAGCCAGGCAGCGTTTCATCTGTACTCGTGTGTACGCACTCATACCATTGAGTATTATAAAAAGAATTAGCCGTACCTGTAGAAGAACCTTCATGAAAATACATCCTGCAAGAAGAAACGCGAATTGGTGTTAAATCTGAAACCCTTAAGTTAAGTGTAGCCGCCCTATTTGGTATATATATAACCTCTATATCTTTATACGGGCCAATGGTCGGACTTACAGCATCTGCGGTGCTAGATGTTTTATATCTTACATCATTAATTTGATCTTGAACAGATACATAATCAGCGGGTGATATAAATGTGGCTTCTTGATAATTGCCGATTCTCTGATAGCTAATTCTGCCATCTCCTGAAAGTACACCCATACCAAGTGCGCTTTTAAAAGAAGATCCGTATTTGGTTGCTCTTCCTATTTGTTGGATTTTATTATCGCCAAACTGACCAAATAGGGCAAATGTTGGCATTATAGATACTCTGTCGTAAAATAAATACCAAAGTTAGTATGCGATCCAATACCAGTAGGCGAGGCAGATATGCAGACATACCAATCGTGTTGTATTTGCGTTGTATTAGATCCAGAAACACGAATACCGCTAATTCCTGGGCTTGCAATCAAATCAACATATGGGGTAGATCCGCTGCAAGAAATCCAAGTTGTATCTCCAGAGCCTACAACAGCTTGAGATACCTCAGGGTGAACTATTTCTGCTGCCTGACAAATTACTCCAGATGGCGCGTTATTAACGTTAGATCTATCGTAAATTTGAACTTTGGCGTTCTGCGTTCTAACAGCAGAACCGTGGTCAAATCTTATATTAAGTGTGGATTTATAGTTTGGAATATTAACTAGTGGTAAAGACGCATCAGTTGATCCGCCACGGCTAATAAGGGCACCTGTAGCGTTTACATACTTTACATTATCTATTTCCGCACCAACCGCTGTGCCATTGGCGTCACAAACAAATGTTCTGTCTTGGTATTCTCCAATGCGGACACTAGCAAAAGCACCGCCATTACCAAAAAAACCAATTCCTGAGCCATTTAAGTTTTGGCTTCCGCTGTTGATTGCGCCGCCTATGCTTTCGTTTGCGTAAAAAGTAACTGTTGCCATATTGTATTATACACCAGGTCTTGGCATAGAAGCAGATCCGTATTCCATTGGACTTTGTGTGGTGTGTCCGTAGAATGGCCAAACTCCGCTTGCGCATCCACCATCGTGAGCGTTTTCTACTTGAAAATAATATATTGGTCCGTAAATTGCAACACCGTTTGGATTTGGAAGTCTACGAGCCTCCACAATTGTTCCACTGCAAACTGGTTGAACTGCAAAACCCTTTGGATATGCGGACTTTGTACCACCTGTAAATGTTATATTGCCTGGAACACCATTAGGCCAAACGTTACTTGGTGCTATTGAATTTCCTGTAGCAGTAACAACACCAGGGCATGTCATACCTCTTTTACCAGGTGGATTTCCAAGCTCAATAAGATTTATACATTGAACTTTTCTATACGTAGATGGTATTGATTCATCATCTACAAAAACGCCAAAAGGTGTTCTTCCAGGCTTATCTGTCCCAGTTTGAACCTTTACACCACTAAACTGAACTATGACACCCTGATACACCCATCTATTGGGCATACCACCATTATTGTAATTGTTTATATCAGCAAGCGGAGTCGCATCACCCTCAGAAAGTGGTCCAGGATAAGCACCATCGTATCCAAGTATTTTTATGAAAACACTATTGTATCCAGCTTGTTCAAATACATACAACGGTTGATAATCATTAAGAACAGGATCTCCAACATTAGGAGCTTTTAAAACATTTATTGATCGCATCTGTACAATCGTGCCAGATGGTATTTTGTGATAAATACGGTCGTATTCATTTGCAGATGCTTCGGCTAGATTCACTGCATAGTTTTGTATTCCATTAGTGACATCGTATGATCTTGCCGGGTATGGAAAGTCAAACGTGTTAGTTGGAAAATTTTTTGTTGTTGGATCTGGGCGATTAATTTCGTGAATTTCTATTTCTCGCCAACCGTAACGATTACAGAATATACTATTTCCAGTAGAAACAACTCCAGTAATTTCAGCTAGAAAAAAATGATTAGTTCGCCACAAGCCATGTCGCGGATCGTATCTTACATCCAACATACCGCCGACATGGTGTGTGGGAAGTGATTCTCCACCAAGAGGAAATTTTGCCCCACCAGCATCTTTAGTTATAAATCTTGTTTGACTGTAGTCTTTAGACTGTCCATCTTTTCCATTTAATTCGGCTAGGTTAACAGCACCAGGGGCTGGGCGACCAAAAATATCATATCCCCATCCAGCAATAGCTATTGGCCCACTTAAACCAATAAATCTAGCCGTAAATGGATTAATTGTTCCAGGCGCAGTCCCATGCGGAACAGGTCTGTTTCGTAGATTTGATACCGAAGTAGAAGTATCTCCAGGCACTAATCCGTGTGTATCTTTTGGTATTTCCATTTTATGCTTCCGGTAGAGGCAACTCTACTACCTCTTCGTCAAATTTCTTAGTCTCAAAAACTGGTATATATTTAGATTTCACTGATGCTGGTGCTGCTGTTGATGTAAATGCTACACTGCCACCAACTGGAATACCATGTATGCTAGGTATTATAGTGTTAGATGCTCTTAGGTTTTCAGGTAAGTCACCCCCAACTGGTGTAAAAATCTCACTTAATCCAGCGTAAGCAGATGCAATGTATGTGCCATTAACATCAGCGTTTACCATTTCTTTGATTGCACCACCTGAGATGAGAGAAACATTGGGCTTTTCTGCTCCTGGCGATGTACTGCACATTAGATAGCTTGTATCAACTGAAGTATTTTTATCCTGACCTGTAGTTATCACTGTTGCTGGTGTCGATTTTGATCTATCTATATAAATAAACTTTTTACCTGAATCTGGTTGATAATCTTTAACTATTGAATCTAGCTTTATGAACTCTTTCTTTGCATCAGCGAGCCTAAAAGTATTGGATCTTTCAGAATCTATTTCTTGCTTTCTTCTGAAACCAGTTGGACCAAAGAAGGTTTTAAACCTATATGTTGTGGTAAAGCCGCTGCTGCCATATGATAGAGATATATCGGCTAGATTTGAAACAACAGCACCACCAGATGATATTTCATAACCAATTGAATACTCTGGCAATCCAGCTACTGTTATAGAAGCATATCCAACAGTAGAAACTTGCCCGGATGAATTATCAGCAAGAATATTTCCAGCAGAATTCATATTGCCAATGTTTCCATAAGTCCACGGGGAAAGACTGGTATCTTCAATAACCTGTGTTGGTCGTAAATTGTAGTTTATATTGTTAGTACCAACAAATGGTCCATACTTTAAAAATCTCCACTTTAAAGGAATAGCAACTTTAAATCCAGCACCCATTGCAGGAGTGTATCGTCTTTCGGCTAAACCTATTTTTTCTTGCCAAATTTTAGATGAACTATTAATCATCTCCATATATTTTTTGGCTGAAATGAGCTTGCTAGCAGGTATTATATCATCTGTAATGGCACTAATAAAGTAATCACTGTATATCCAGGCTAAAAATTCTTGGGTGCCTATACTTTTGTCTTTTTTTGTTGTCAACGATGGTAGCGTCGTAAATTCTGCGTCAACAGTCTTAGTGGTGCCTAGGAGTCTTGGATTTCCCTCTATGGTTGTTTGATCATTAAGGTAGGAGTACACTGTAAAAGAACAAACTCGAAATGCATCAAATCCTACGTGAAATGGCTCATTTATTGTTGCAATAAAATATCTAGGGTCAAATTTATATTGCTCAATAGAAACGTCAGATCTTAATAGATAACAATTGGATGATTCTGCGGGAACTGATGTGTCTGCTCTATTTATTTTTAAATACGAAGCTGGATCTAAATTTTCTAATTTTGCTCCAGGTCTAAGTGCGGATAAATCGCCAAAATCTATTTCACAATATTGTCTAAATAAACCCTGTTCATTTTTGAATGCACCAGAGTCTGTATTAAGATGCAGCCCGTATAAATTGTGAACTAATGAATCGTTTTGTGGATCACTTAGATCTGGAGCAGCATCGCAAATTTCATATGTAAGCGGTATTTTTTTTCCAGAATATGTATATGATCCTTGATTGGCTCCCGTATCAGAACCAGTTATAGATGTAAAAGCTGGATCGTCACCTATAAATCCAACAAAAACCTTTCCATAATATTCTTGAGCGACCCTAAGGGTTGCTTGGTAGCAAGCTTCTTTTAGTGCTTCTGTTTGTGGGCTTGGAATATAGCCGGTTACAAACGTGGTGGGTACATCGGAGAATGACGGCGCATCTCTATTGAATGGTGGTGAGTAAATACCCATTTTAAGAGGTATTAAATTTAAAGTACCAAAAGGAATTGTTTGCTGAACACCACTATGTGTTCCAGCTATAAATTTGTTTTTGTGGAAGCTGCTATAGGTTGTATATGTAATTCCATTAGTATATATATTTCTAAAAGCGTACCAAATCGCTGTGGCCCAAGATTCTTTGCTGTGCAAGGCGGCGCGAAGTATTCTTTCCGTAGCAATATAACCCTTTTTTGCTACTGTTGATTTTGTTTTGATAGTTGTTGGATTTCCAACTGTTGAGCTAGTAACAGCACCATTTGTTTTTGTGGATCTTATTGCCCCTAGTGTTACAGTTGGTAAATCAGCAATCAAAGATGAAGATTCTGAATGTATTGATGATAGATCAATAAATGGCTGATCGCATATGTAGCCATCACCACCAATGTGATAAACCTGACTTAAATCTGTATTGATTTGAAGAGTTCGCTTATTATCTCCAATAAATATTGCCTTAGTTGGATCTGATCTTAACTCTCTACCAACTTCATATGATGAAAGCTTATCTGAAAGGGAACTTATAAATGTGTTTATTGAATCATTTGTCAGAGCGTATTGATTTACGCGGCTAATGCCACGAATCGTTATAGTTTTTGTGCTGTCTGTTTCTAGTGATACGCAAACAGCATACCAATCAATATTATTATCTTTAGCAACACGATTGATAAAATCTTCTACACTTGCATTTTGTATTTGAACTCTGTAATTTACTGGAATTCTAAGAGTAAATGTGTCGTCAAAAGCTATCTTGTATTCTTTGCCATAAAAATTATATTTTGCCCCCTGAAGTCTTGTATCCAAAATATTGCGCCAAATCATTCCATCAGTAGTCCAGTTTGCCGCAACAGCATTAGCAAATGTATTAAGTGGTGTTACTACGTTGTACCCATCCCATTGGGTTGTCCCGCTACTAAAAGATGGGCAGTGATCGGTGATTACTGGAATGTCTTTAAGTATGGATCTTGGGTCAGTAAGCTGTACATTTATTAATCTTCCTGATGGTGAGTGCGTTCTTCTCCAAGAAGTTACTATTCCACCAAATTTAAAATTTCCGTTTTGAAAAAGATGGTAGCTGCCTGGATTACCTGACAGAAATTCAGAACCTCCCTTGATGGATTTAATTAGATCTGATTCTGTGCTTGCATAATTAAGAGTGCCATGTCCCGTAAAACTTTCACCATTGTCTTCTACCAATTGTACATCAAGTGTAGAAGGCGATCCATTAAATCCTAGACTGCAACTAAAGCTAACAACTGAACAACCAAGAAATTTTATTGGTGATACTATAGTTGAGTCTGCGGGCATTATAAAGTACCCCCAGCACCTGGTGTGAGAATTGTCGCATTAAAAGAATATGTTCCTTTAAAGATATCAAGAGATTCATTAAATGATGTTACCCAGAAACCCTCACCTTGTGTAGTGCTAGGATAGACCTTTAATGTCGTAAGCAATGACTTTGCTGAGTTTCTATATTTTTCTACATCATCAAAATCTGCTTTTGTTCCTGTACCAACAACAAAACTAGCAGAGATGTTTCTCTTGGTTGTATTTGTGGTTTTTATATCTTGTATCACAGGACCAGCAGTTCTTCCTGGGACCGGTATTTCTGCAACAAAATTTTCTTTTGTATTTTGACTTAAATTCACATCAAAATCAATAAAAGGAGTGCCCGTAAGAGAAATTGTTTTTTCTTTGAACTCTGCTTCGTAATTCACAGTTCCAGAACGACGATTCTCTGAAATCGTCATCCCATAGGGTCCATAAATATAACTTGATCCTGTTATATACGGATTAGTTAATGACCCTGTTTCGGTGATACGAGTCTTTAGAATGGCAAAATTATTTGCGGCAATAATGTTTTCAAAATAGTCTTTTGATTTTGCATACCCAGCTGCACCAGGGGCAATGCCCTTTATGGCACCAGCAACTCTAAATACTTTATCGTATCCATTAGCTGTGCCTATGTAGGTTGGTGAACTAGCTCTAGATGTCATTGTTATATTAAAGTCATCTTGAACGCCACTTGTACTTGTCTTTATAAATCTCCAAGACTGCTGTATTGAATATGAACCACCAATCTGGTCCATTTGTTCAGATGTTTGGTGGCCAGCGTATTCATATCCAGTCGATGGCGCATACAAACTATATAGGGTTATTTCGTTAACAAGACCAGTCTCAGCAACTCTGTCTTTCACCCATCGCTTAGCTTGTATAAATGGAGCATAATTTCCTGTTGCCGCATTTTCTGTAGCAAATGCCTTATATGACTGTGCAGATACATTTCTATTTACAGTATAAGAATTTTCAAAATCGTTATCAGAAGAAACACTTATTGAGTCTGATGCTGATTTAAGGTTAAATCCGCTAAATTGAGAAAATGTTGGATTTGATGGAGTAAATCCATCTATTAAAATTTCATTTGTTACGATATTTATCGTATAATCAGTCTTAATTACATGTATTGAATCGGCAAAAGAAACGCTCGCTATTTGAGGTTTACATTTTAATACTGTTGTTCCGTCATTAGTTCTTATTTCAAGAAGATATTCTAGTGGGTTCGGCGTTCCTGTTTTTCCAGTATCCGGTTCTCCTGGACTTATAGTAAAAAGATCTCTTAAAGCTCTTTGCTTCTTTACAAGTGATCCAAATCTTTTATCGTCTGTATTTATGGAGGTATCAACAGCATTTGCGGTGGCAAAAGTTGTGAAAAATCCACCCGTAGGACTAGGTGAACCTCTGTCTGGCAAAAGAGTGCCATTTAATGTTATTTCAAATTGTGATGATAGTACAGTACCATCCGAGGTTCGTGTAAAGCTTTCGGAAAGGCTGTAAAGCGGTGCTGGGGTAATATATTTACCGTTATATAGTACTATTGCCATTTGTTCCTACCTTAATATGTCCCACCATCAATTATAGAGTCTAATGGTCCTGCACTTGATCCTGCCATGGCAGAAATTATTTTATTTCCATACCATGTAGTACCATAATCAAAACTATAAAACTCAAATCCATCAATCTGTGTTCCTGTTGCTGTCACTGGGTAATTAATTCGAGGTTTTGAGTATCCGCTAGCCCATTGATCTCTTGGCCAAATAATAGACGCATTAAAATCAACCTCTCTATTACCAGCCACATCCTGAACGGTAAATAAAGTTACCCTATAATCACGCATATATGTTGAAGGAAGACCAGTCGTTCCGCTTGCGTCTTGATCTTGAAAAGGTGATTTTGCAATTGATATTTGGGTTAGTGGCTGATTAAGAATTACTTTTTGTGTAATTCCGCTTCCTGGATAAATAACAAAAGACCCTGTGGCAGTAGACCCAGTAGAGCTTACTTGATATCCACCAAATGAAAAACTTTCAATGGCTAGATTTCTGATTGTTCCGTTTTGGTACAATCCAGATCCAGCCATACTTATAATTCCGCCGTTAAAAGTAACATCGCGATTAGAGCCAGCAACAATGGCTTTGTTAGATTCAACATCACCATCTGATCCGTTTCGATTAATTTTATTTAATTGCGTTGCAGTTGCTGTTAAACGGGTGCCGCTAATTGAAAGAACTCCATTTACATCAACTCCGGTAGTGCATATTTGAAGAGCTGAGTCCGTTCCATTACCAGCGGAAACGGCGCGCAGTGTTGTGGGCATGCCGTTATTAGAATTAGATATCTGGAGTATATCTTTATATGTTTGACTTGGAGTTTGTCCTAAAAATGAAGTTCCCATATTATTTTATACACCTCATTCTATACCAGAAATATAAAGTTTTACCTCAAAAGTTGACACATCAAGGCCACCTATAAATGCAGTTGCTGTACCTGTAGAGGTAGCATATGCGCCTGAAATTGCTATTGTTGTCACTCCAGTAGCAACACCATATCCTCCAATAAATATAGTTCCCGTAGCGCTTTCAAAGGCTGGCGCGTACATAAAAGCAGTAGTTGCACTAGTGATAATGCCATCTCCACTAGCGTACAAGAACAACGGCATTTGTACATTGTAATTTCCTGTACTTGTGCCAGACATAAAAACAGATGTGTACTTTGTTATATACGCACCCTGAGTGCAACTAGAAGGTATTACTTGCCATTGCTCTAGTACTGAGCTATTGTATGTTCCCCACCGCTGTCTCAGTCCGCCATTCCAAATGCCACACTGATCCATTGCGGAAAGAAAAAGTGTAGCAGTACCCGTTGCTGGTGTTTCAACAGAGCGAATGCACATAGGCATGGCGCCTATGCTTAAACCAGGAGCACCAGAAGCAAATATAGTTGCAGTACCACTAGAGACACCGTAAGCGCCATAGGTAATCAGTTGGGCAATTGTGGTAATCTGTGTTGCCATTTTAATTTGTTGGTGGTGGGAAGACAAATGAAGATATATTAAAGCCAGCCGTATTAAGTGCGTTTTTGATATATTCACTTACTTGTACAGCAACAACATTTTTGATATTTTGGATATCCTGTTCGGCACTAGATAGGTTAAATTTAAGATTAATATCGCTTAAGCCTTCAAACTTAAAGGTTATTGTATCGGGAACGCCCTCTAGTGCTTTTGCAAGAGTATCTGCGGTTTTCTGAACTAGCGAAGTTTGTTCTTGTATAACTTTAATTGATTCTTTTTGCAGATCTATTTGAGATTGACCAATACTTGTAAGCTCTGCTTTTAATTTTGTTATTTCATTAAAGCTGTCTTTAATTCCAGTATTAAACCCTGTTAAGCTTGTAACGACATTTTGACCAAGCAGTGCTACATCACTAAGTTGATTGCCTGTAAAAGGAAAGCCTTGTAATGTAGCGCCACCAGCACTTTGAGCTAAACCAGTAGTTCCAAGGAAATCTCCAGTTGCGCCAATCCTGCGAGCAAAATCTTCTGCAATTGCCTGAAGGGCTGGATTATTTACTATTTTTTCTGGGGTAAGATCTTCTGGTTTAAAACCAGCACCTTGCAATTCAGAAGCTAGCCTTCTAAGGTTATCTCGGTTTTTTTCAATTTCTTGTCGCGCAAGGGCTTGATCATCTGGTGTTCCACCAAATGCCTTACTTACAATATCCTTGCTAAAACCAAGACTCGCCTGCAGTTGGCCTTGAACTATTTGAATTTGCTCAAGAACGCCTTGTCTAGAAGCATCTAGATAGTTTCCAAACTCATCGAAAAGTCTTGGAATGAGTGCTTTAGTTTCGTTAAAGGCTCTTGTGACATCTGATATAAGCTTATTGGGGTCTGTTTCTGCTACATTTACTGGACTAACAGCTAATTTATTTGACTGTATTATATTGTTAATAAAAGAACCAAATGCCCCTGGTGAACTTGCGGGTTTAGTCCTGCTTCCAGCAGCAAAATTACCTCTAGAGATATTATCGGAAAAGTTAGCAAAGGCCCTTTGAACATCTGCAAGAACACCACCAAGTCCTGCAAATCCTCCAGGTCCACCAGTCAACAACCCTGTAGCAACACCAGGAAGCTGTGGTTTAATAGCACGAACACCAGCTTGGAATTGCTTGTCGTTAATATTTCCACTCGCACGATCTATCTCAAGCAATTGTCTTTTTATTGAGTCTTGTGTGGCAACTATTTGCTTTTGTGCATCAAGCTGTTGGAATCTTTTTTGATTTGCTAGATCAGAAAGAGCTACGGCATCTTTTAAATATTCGTTTTGTTCTTTAATAAGCTCATTAATAGAACTTATTCTTGCCTCTCTTAATTTATCAATACCTAGCAAAGCCTCTCCAACATTTGCCTCACCAGACTTAGCTAATTGCTCAAAACGCTTTTGTAGTTCAGATTCTCTACCACGAAGATCTTGTGTGGTTTCATCACCCGCCTGTGATGCAGTCAATGCTGCTTGTTGGGCGATGAAAAGTGGTGGTGCGCCCCCAGCAAACTTATCAGATCTAAATTGATCTGCCAAGGTATTTATTTTATCGATTGATTTTTGAAGCTCAAGAACATTACCACTAGCATCTATTTGTGGCGTTAAAAGTGATGGCAGACCAAAACGCTGAAGCATAGAAGCATCAGATGTAAATGGAGAAATCTCCGCGGCTCTTGGGGTAAATGAGCTAGTTCCAAATATAGAAGATAGAGCATCTGACCCAAGAACATTTCTACCTCTTATGTTTTGACGAAGCTGTGAGGATTTATTAACCTGTCCAAGAGAAGCAAAAATCTTTGCAGAAGAAAGCTCTAAACTTTGTGAGTACGTATCAAGCACCTCATCTAGATTTTGTGAGGCCCTTCCTACTCTGCCAAATTGTTTAACAAGAGCACCAAATACTTTTTCTATTTCAGCGCCTTGTACTATTACACCTTCTGATGGTCTTGAAAGTAATGTCTGCAGTTCTTTTTTAACAAACTCGTCTGCTTTAGCACCTGTTAACCCAAGATTTCTCGCTCTTACAAAAGCATTTTTTAATGACTGGCGAAGCAATTCTAGCGCCTGAGCGCCACCACCTTCAGGACTTGCCAAATCCTTGACTGTTTCTGCTAATTTTTCTGATGTTAGATTTGGATCAGACCTTCTAACCAAATTCTCAAGTGAGCCAGTTAGATTTCCTTCCCTCTTAATTATTAGGGATATTAACGCGTCTATTCTTTGTGGTAGGGCGTTTTTATCAAGGAAAAACCGTTCTATGTTTGGCCCAAAGGTAGGTGTTCCACCTTGAGCTATCTTTCCTGTGGATATAAATTCAGCTGTTAGATTTTGTCTAGCAGACTGTTGCTCTTGGAGTTTTTGCTCTCGCTTTAATCTTTCTTCTTGGTTTTTTTGATTGGCCTGATTAAAAATCTCAAGACCAGCACCAACAATGGCTCCAGCAGCTGTTCCACGCACCCCAAGACCAAAAAGTCTAGCCAATCCAGCACCACCAAGACCAGCACCAGCAACACTTACTCCAGCTCCAACTGTTTCGTTCGCAAGTCTTTGTTGATCATTCGCAGTTTCAAGATTAGTTAGTACTTCAGATATTTTTGATAGACCAGCAGAGGCAAGAAATAAACCAGCTCCTTGTCCTAGGGGAGAAAATATTGTACTCTTTAAAAGACCAAATTTTCCGCCACTAGCTCCGCCACTAGCGCCGCCACCAGCGGCACCGCCAGGCGAAATTGAAGAACCACCAAGACTACCAGCAATATTATTATTAAGTATTGATATCGTGCGGTTTACTGTATCAAGGCCAGTAATCAGTCTGTTATTATTGTTAATTAGCGCTCTATACGTGGTGAACGAAGCCTTGATGATGTTGGTAAGGGCGAATATTGCTGTTGCTGCAGCGGCTGGACCCACGACTGGTGCGGTAGCTTTCAAGGCTGGAGCAATGGCACCGCTTACTAAATTAGCACCAGATCTAAATATATCTTTTATGAACGGATTGTCAATAAGCCCAATCGCAGCCTCTTGAAGGGCAACTTGTGCCCTCTCTAATGCTTTTCCAACTGTTTCTAGCTGAGTCTTTGCGTCACGAAGAACAGACCCTGAGGCTTTGTTTACTGTGTTTTCTAGATTTTCAGCTTGTGAACTTATCGCCTCAAAAAGAGCAAGTACACGAGAGGCGTTTCTGACATCAACAAATTGAGCTATAGCCGATACTTTTTCTGTTTCAGTACCAAACTGTGTCTGAAAAAGTTTTGCTACAGCTTGAAGCCTTCGCGATGGATTAAGCTCTTGTAAAATCTTTGGATCTATACGACCAATAAACTGTTCAAATTTAGGCTTAAATAGAGATGTTGTAATTGTCTTAAGCGAAGTACCAATTACCGACGCTGACTCTCTTGTTTGTTGTCTCAGTGCAGAAGATATCTGCAGGAACTCTTGAAAATTTCCACCAAGTTCAGCAAACGCAGAGCCACCACGCTTTACAATTTCAAATAGATCTTGGGATTCTACTGCGTAATCTTTAGAAAATTGATTTACAAGATCAAGAATATTTCGTGTGTCAGTAAGGGTAAGATTGAACTGTCTGTATACAGCAATCAATCCATCGACCGTTTGTTCTTGCGAACCAAAAGATGGGCCTAGTCTAGCTTCAGATATAGCACTTATTGCACCCTGAAGCTCAGTTACGTTAGTAAAACCAGCCTGTGCTAGTAAAGCAACTCCGCTAGCAATATCACTTGGTGCAATACCAAGAGAAGTGCCTAAGTTTTTTATGAACTCAGAAAGTTGCTTGATCTTGCTGTTGTTTTCTACGGTGTCTCCAAGTACCTGACGAACTTTTGTTAACTGCTGTTCAAGCTTGAAAAACTCACTAGTTGATGCTTTAATGAAGGTAACAGCACCATAAATTCCAGATGCACCTATTGTATAAGCGGCTATTCTTTGAGTGGCTATAGTTACTTGAGCGCCAAGTCTTTCAAACCCATTTCCGAATCTTGCTATAAATTGAATTGTACTTTGGCGACCACCTTCTACATCACGAAGAGCTTGATTAAATTCCTTTAAAGCAGCCTTTGCCTCTTTGGATGTTTTTGTGGTTCTTGCAAGCGTAGCATCAAGTGATCCACCAGTTAGATTTGATATATTTACGCCACTAAGTTTATTTACTTCAAGCGCCTGTTTTGCAAGCTCAGAATTGCTAAGCTTTGTATATCCAGGACCAGCCTTGCGAGCAACCTCATTGTTGAGCTTAACAAGAGCCTCATATGTTTCACGAACACGATCACGTATTTTCTGACGCTGTTTTGCTTCATTGTCAAGAACGGCCTGTCGTTGCGCAATTTCTTTGTTTACATTTTTTTCATTGTCAGACTGTGATCTAGACAGAGCTGCTCTTTGAGAATTTGCCCTAATTATATCAGCAGTTGACGCTGCTGAAGCCCCTGGGGCAATAATACCAAATTGATTCTCAACACTAGCAGTAATATCTAAATTACTTCTCGCAACTCTTGTTTTTCCTTTAAGCCTATCAAGCTCAACTAGCTTTTGCTCAAGAGCTATTTCTTTTTCTATTATTGGGCGAAGCGATTCTCTAAATCTTAATTGATCAAGTAGTGCCTTTGATCGCTCTTTTTCTTTTGCTGTAAGCTTATCTAGTAGATCCTTTGATTCTTTCTTAGCGGCAACACCCTCGGCCTTAACAGCATCTTCTGCCTTTCTTCTGTCTAGTCCCGTGGTTTTACCCGGTGATGAAAGAACAGCAGCCACTTCTGGCCGTGCACGAATATCAGCCTCTAGTTCTGCGGCAGTTTTTGCCTTATAAACTGTTCCAGACTTTGCTGCGGTTGTTGCTCGTGCAGCCTCTAGTCTGAGCTGTTCCTCTACGGTTTTCTTTATTTGCTGCTCTACACTGTAGATCTTGTTTGCGTTTGATTCGCGAACCTTAGATGCAGCATTTGCGTCTTTTACATCTTTAGATGTTTTAAAGTTTTCCGCACTTATTTTTTGCGTTGCGTCTCGAACTTTATTTATAAGATCGTTGGCTTCTCGTAGATTGTTTACTGAAGATGGATCAAATAATGTAAGCGCTTCAGATCGAACGTCAGCTCTAGACTTTGCAACATAAGATGGGTCAAGCTGTGCGCGCTGCTCTTCTTGAGCTGATCGTGCGCGAATAAACTGACCTATTGATGATCCTAAAACTTGCTGTCTTGTTCCGAGTCTTGTTTTTAAGTTTTCTGTTTTTTCTAGTGCTTTATCTATTGCGTCTGTATCAAATTCAAGTTTTATTGCCTTTTTTGCGTCTCTTTGAAGAACTTTAAGTTCTTCTCCGAGATACTGAAAAAGTGTTACAAGATCTTGTGAGTCTTGAAATGTTTTTGGACTTAATTGTATTAAACGAATTGCTTCTCGAACACCCGCTGATGCGCCCTTTAGAGCACTTACTGAACGCAAAAGCTCATCTACATTTTTTCCACTGCCAGCACCAACCTTGAGTTTCGGATCATTTATGACCTTTCTAGCTTCTGCTGCAACTTGGGCTATTTGCTTGAATAGATCATCTGCATTTTGTGGTTTAAAGTCAACAGATACCTCAACTGCAGCTTTTTGATTAAGTGCGCCCTGGATAGCTTTTGCAGCCTGTGCAACAGCTGATTTGTTTACGTTAATTGTGTTGACAAGCGCGCCAAATCTTAAAAAGAAGTCCTCTGCCACGTTCTGTCCTCTAGATTAAATACACTAGAGTTTGTTTATTTTACTGAGGCCTTTTTCTTCTTTGGCTTACTTTCACCAATTGCTTTTTCAACAACGGGTGATTGATCGGCTTCTTCTCCGTGTTTTTCGAGCCATTCGTTTTCTGGGCGAAGCTTTTCTATCTGGCGAAGAATTTCTTGAGTTCCTTCATAGATAAAAGACATTATTTCGGAAGCAGCGCGATTTGCAAGTGCTGAATCATCTTCCTCAAACTCTTTAAAGGATGCCCAAATCTTACCACCGTCTTCACGAGAGCAGCAGGCAAAGGCATAGTAGTTAAATCTACGGTTTTCCGCAAAAAGGGTCGCAGACTGAGAGTTTAGCTCATATCTAGCGTTATCAACCTCATCGAGTGTCTTTCGTGCGGCACGAATCTCATCAACAATCTTCATGCCAGAGGTCTTGTCTTCGGTAGTGTTGAGTTTCAAAAGAAGTTTTTCAATTTTCTTTTCAGATTCACGGCGCTCTTCTTCACGTGAATAACGATCAAGCCCACGCTCCTTTAGTATTTTTTCTACTTCAGCCTCAAGAAAAAGACCATTTGCTATAGCTTCTCTATACGCACGTGCATAAATCGCATCGCTTTCGCGGCGAATTTTGTTTGTTGGTTTAATGATTCTGTATTTAACACTTTCAAATTCAAATTTTCTTACTTCGTCCATTGTTTTTCCCTAATTCTATTTTAGCTTCTACGATCGATATTTTAAAGTTAGCAATATCACTAGACATTTTCTTTTTTTCTTTATTGCCTTGGTCAAATATTGACTCTCGCAAATCAAGAAATTTGTTAAACCATATCTTTTGTTCGGGGGTCATCTGGTCTTCTTCAATTTTTTCATTTTCCCCCCAGAGAACACCAAAGAAATCCTCTATTTTTGAAACAGCGCCGACAAAAACAGTTTCTATTCTTGAGCATGCAGATTTTTGTAAAATCTCAGAGCACTTCTGCTCGGTAAGATCTTGCAGCTTTTGCTGTTGTATTAGACGCAATCTTTCTCGCGCCTCTCTATAATTCATTTTTTCATCCTCAAATTATTTTGCTGAATTTGTATGTCTGCGCGTACATCTGGCAGCTCATGTTCCTTTGCTTCACCCTTATTCTCTAGTGTCCTATTTCTGCTTTGTATACTCGCAAGACCAAGTGGTGAATTCATTGTAGAATACACTTTTTGTGCGTCTTGAGGTGTTTGTGCAACAATGAAAACCTCTTTTGCTCTAGCTATTTTTGGGTTTGTTGTGAATTGTGTGAGCTTTTTAGATGTCTTATTATATTGATCTTCAAACCATTTATCAAGAGCCTCGTCGTCATCTATAATTGACCACTCTGGTCTCTCATGACTTTCAAAAACATTATCGTATATACTAGACCAATACGTGAGATCTCGTTGTGATTTTGCCATATCAGCAATAGGTCGCCCAAATAAATCACCACCACCACCCTTATAAGTTTTCCAAATAGATCTCCACGGCTCAGAGCGTGCAATTTTTCTTATTTCTTTTTCAGAATAGAACTCTTGTAGCGTTTCTCCAATTAAACAATTTACTAGCTCAACATTCTCTTCCTCATCAAAGCTTTTTTGATCTTTCCATAGTAAACTTCCATCTTTATATACGGAGCTTGGCAATAACGATGAGGCTTGATTTTTCTTAAGCTGATAATCAATTGTTTGCGTGAAAAATGACATCTTAAGATCAAGCAGCTCTTTAATTCTAATTTCCGCCATTTTACGACGGGAAAGCATTAGATTTTTTTCAATTGCCTTAAATTGGTAATTGGGAAGGGCCTGTGTTATTTCCTTAATAAAGCTTTTTACTTCTTCAAATTCTTTTTCAAGATCGTCGCTCCAAAGTCCGTGTTTATATAAAAGCTCTTTTTCCTCTTCCCTAGAAAGAAATCCGTCTTTTTTAAGCTTTTGTTCTGTGCTATTATTTGAATTAAATATTCTAGCGGATGTGATAATTCCAGGTTGTCTGAACACGTAAGAATTGCCACTGCACTCTATACAGAATTCACCCGATATTACTGCATAAACCAAAGAGTCTGATATCACTATAATAGTATAGAAAAAACCCAGCCTTTCGGCTGGGCTTTTCTTTAAACTGAAAACTACTATTAGGTTGGTGGACCTGAGAAGCCAGCTGCAAGAGGAGCACCAACAGTTGCGCCACCTGTTGAGAGCAACTGACCAGTGATTGCTACACCAGTAATGTCTTTAGGATCTCTAATATAGAGGGTGTTGTAAGAGCTATATGTATAGGTTGTGGTTCTGTTGCCACCGCCAGTATCTCCACCGGTATCTGAAACAGATGTGAGCTTATTTTTAAGACCCATATCAAACAGAGTTCCGTCACTCAGACCAATAATGATTGGCTCGTTAGTAAGATTTGCGGTGTTGTCAATAGCGGAAACTTTATCGCCAGCTCTGTTAATAATTTCAAAGGTAGTAGTAACCTCAACTGGGAAGTCAATGTAACGAGCGTATGGAGCGCGACGACCAAGCTGGAAGATTTCTGGGCGACCAAAGTCTGTAGAAATCTGAATGGACTGAATTCTTGGTAAATAGCCACCGTCTTCACCAGTTGCGCTTTGACCAGAGGCTGGTAAAGTTCCAACGGCAGTAAGTGGTCTTACACCAGCCATACTTCGTGGAAGAATTGAACCAGTTGGATTCCAGTTATAACGTCTACGAACGCCATTTGAGTCAATATCAGTGCCAAAGTTATTTGGATTAAAAAAGCCAGTTGGAGTAGCGGTACCAACACCAGTTCCATAAACCCACAGCTTATTGTTTCCGACAAAGGTAACGCTATGGGTGAAGTTTCCATCAACAGGCATGTTGAAGTTAATGGAGTTAACATACATACCGCTCATGATGCATGTTCCGCTTGGCGGACCACCATAAGCTGTGCCGGTTCCCATTATATCAACGGTGTCTTGCCAGAAACCAACAGCAATGTTGCACTGCTCATTTGCAAAACGACCGACTAGAGTACCAGTGGTAGCGCCTTGGGTTCCAAGAGAAGATAGTAGTGTCGCGCCACACAGAACTTGTTCCATTGTGCACTCAACAGACGGAAGATTTTCTGGTTGGTCAAAAAGCTCTAGTTCACCAAGTTGGAAAACGGTATCGAGGTTAAAGGTTGTATCTATACCAACACTTTGTAGGCCGCTAACGGGAATCCAGCCAGTTGTGTAACCAACTATGCCAGTAGCAGTATTTCTTGAAATACCAACTCCGTATGCGGCGTAATATAGTCTTTTGTTGTCAGCCATTTATTTTGTAGTCTCCATATAATAATACACAACTAGGTAACTATTTCAAAATCAAACACAACTGTAGATTTATAAATAGGTAAAGCTGTGTAACCTTCTATTTCTGTTGGGTTATAATCAAAACGACCAGTTTTCCATGGGTAAAGTGAATATAGTTGATCAGCACTTATTCTATTTTCTACTTGACCCTTGTAGTCTAGGGGATACTTACGGTTTTCTATAGCATTATTAACGTTAAACATCTTAACGCCCTGACCAGCTAAAGCAAGAGTGGCATCAACTATTGTATCATGAAGCCCAGGATCTTCTGAGATTATATCAAGCGATATACTAAAGTTTTGAAGTTTATTAATGTCGCCAAGCTGGAAAGGATCACCATTAGATTGAGAAACGTCTATAAATACAGCTGGCATAAAAGATCTAAGTTCATTTGGTATTGAATCTACGCCAGATCCAGGGGTATAATTTTCAAATCTTTTAAGGTGCTCTGTAAAAAGAAGTTTGTATTGGCTTGATTTGGTTGGATAAACAAATACTACACGCTCTGATCTATTGCAATAAATAGTGTTTTCACTTGCAGTAAGAGCATTTGTGAAAACTATGCCACCTCTAGCATAATCAACATAGTATTCAAATTTACCAGTGGTTCCAGTGGGGTAAAAAACGTCATTTATAAAAATACCGCTTACTTGTATTGGATTTGATCCGCCAGTATAAGTTGGTGAAGCATTTTCCCAAACCCAATCGGAACTTAATCCTTGCCAAAACTTAAATCCAGAAGAGTTAGGAAGCTCGGGGCGATAAGAAGGTTTAAGTACGGCCATTTCACTGCCGTCAAATGATTTTGTTCCAGACTCTATATTGTAATAAGCACCAATATTTATAAAAGACTCGCGCAATCTCCAAGTGAGATTTTCGCGTATTTGCGCCCTGTTACTGTACTGTCCTAAATAAGTAAGATTCCTGAACATGTTTTATCCTCTTTCTATTCCACGAACCAATTTTAGCAATCCCTGAATTGGTTTGCCCATAAATGTTTCTTGACCTCTTTGAACCGCTTCAAGGATTTGTTTTACATATTCCGATGCCGCGGCTTTATCCTCTGCACTAGCGGCTCTTGAAACAGCGCGGCCTTCTAGGCCTCCAGTCCTTCCCTCTGTAATTATACCTCTTTTATTTCCACCATATTTTAGCACCTGTTCCTGTAGAGCTACACGAAAATATTGAGCGGCTTCTTCATTGGCGGTTTTTACAAATTCAACATCGATATTAATATCTTTTTTGCGATTTACCCATGACTTTACAGCAAAAGAACCACCAAATAACATTGTGTGGGTTCCGCTTCGTGATCGCTTGGCAACGTTTTGTAAAATTGTATCTTTAAGAGGCTGTAGTTTAGGACTTAATGATTGGTTATTTCCAACCCCAGGCCACACACTGTATCCTTGAATATTACCTTTAGAAGGACGAAGCAACCACTCAAACCAGTTTATTTTTTGAGCTGTAGATTTTTTAACTTTTTGATCTGAATAAGGAGACAAAAAAGATCTTTTGGATATGTAGGATATTGATGAGGAAATTTTGTCTAAACTAGTTGCATTTTTAAATCGTACAGTACCATCTGTGCCATTTTGGTTTATTTCTACTTTAAAAAACGCACGTGCTTTCTTAAAGATTAAATCTTCAACTTTGCTTTCTTTTCTCAAGCCAAGAGCACCTCGAAGCTCAAGATCGTTCATAGCTTGTTTGATGTTTGGATCATTCATGACAAACTCTCGAAATCTGTTAGCTAAATAAGAGGCTGTTTTTTTAGCAGCGACATTAACTGCGCGCTTCATTAATCTAGAAATAGCACCAAGACCACGTAGATCTTTTTGCAGCTGTCGGATTGCGGCAGAGTATTCTGTCTGATCTAATATCAATATTTCAGCGCCAATTTTTGCGCCTTTAGCCATTTGATGTCTCCACCCAATAGGTCTTTACCTGGTGATAACCACCAAGACCATAAGGCACTGGAGCCATTAAAATTTTTACCTTTATTTCTCGACCCTTAAATGACGGATCAAAAACAGCATCTGTACATCTGACTAGATCTGGAGCATACTCTTTTGCGCAAATCATTTTCCACACATTCTCGGAAATACTAGCTGCTGGATTAAGCTCCTTGTATTCCTTGTTGGCTCCGTAGACTCGTGCAATTATTGTTTTTGTATTTTCTAGTATCTTTAAACCAGTTGGCGCGATTGGTAAATTAGAATTACCTACACTAGGAACAAGTCTTGGGTTTGATCTGCCACCAAATCCAGGCATAAAGGCTTCTTTTTTACCTATTGGGTCTTGAGAAACAGAAGTCGTAGCCTCAAAAGCATGAGCAAAAACAAGCTTGCAAGACATACCAAAGCCATCAGTCAAGTCAGTTGCTATACTGCGCCACTCTGCTTTTATTGCGCTTAACTCTGAACTTGACAGATTTCCCATATTTATCTCCTACTAATTGTTGGCCAGTAAAAATCGACGCTTGTTTGACCAATATTGGCGCTTTCGTAAGCTCCAAAGATGGCCTTAAGTGTTGCACGATTACCTCTCTCCCATGCCCAGCGAGCCTTCTCATAATTTTCTAGATACATTTTATAAGAATCGCCACGAGCTTTTAAGGCCGCGGTTCCATCGTAAGAAGTAACATCGTCTCTAATTTTTACACCATATTTTGCTGCATCTCTTCTCATTTCAGACATGGAAACTATTGCCCCAGCCTTAAATACAAATAATGCAGCAATGGATGTGTCTGTACCGCCAACGATTGGATCTGGTGATATTGTGTTATTGGCTGTATCTATACGAAAAATATTAGACATTAGCTGCACTTCTGCAACAACAGCAGCAGCGCCTAAAACAATAAAACTTTGAAGAATTGCGTCTGTATATCTTTGTGGCGAATCTAAATCGCCTATATAATAGCGCAATCTTTCTGGTAAAACATCTGTCCAGCTGTTTACTGTTGGCATTTTTTAGACCCAGTGATCTTTTGGATATGTTTGAATGTAAATTACTTGACCAGCACCCATATCGCCAGTAACGGTTTTTGCCCATGCATTTCTTACAGTGGCGATATTTTGACCACCAAGCTGTATACTGTCGCCAGAGCCAAGAGGGAATCCTGTTTCTGCAGACCAGCTTCCTGATACAGGTATGTTAAAACCAACACGAATTGCTGTTGGGCCTGGATTATAAATAAGAATTGATTCTACTGGCTCACCGTGGTGACCACTTTCTGAAGCAAAAACATATCTGCCGTTTGAGTCTATTCCTGGCCACCCTGTGGCAAATGGCTTAATTGTTTTGTCGTATACAAATTGATTCGCTACGATATTTTCAGAAGTTAAACCAACTATTCCGTATGTAATAGATTGCTGTACTGTGGGATTTTGATAAACTATAGCGCGATTCGTCACTCCGCTAACATTGCTTGGATTTGTAGGGGCTAATGGCATTTTTTCCTCTAATTGAAATACACAAATAAAAATCCCGCCCCAAAGGGACGGGATTCTTAATAGTTGCGTTAGCTTAACTCAGAAGGAGCCAGCGAGGATGTAGCGAACGTCAAGGCAAGCCCATCCGCCTTCCATAGAACCGTAGAAGCCAACTAGGCCGTGTCTGTGGAGGTTTTCATCTTCAGTGATCTCGATCTTCTGAGATACTGGGTGGATGAAGGACTTGTCGGGCTGAGTGAGGTCAAGGCCGATTACTAACTCTTCGTCCTGCGTAGCACCAGAACCAGCAAGAGCACCTGTCAACACACCGGTGTAATAAAGCTGGTACTCTTGACCAACGCCAAGCTCATCAAGATCATGGAAGTTTACGCCATACATACCACGGACGGCGCCTTCTTCGCTTCTTTGGATGGAGCTTCTGATGTCGTCAGAAACCAAGCTCAGACCCCACGCGCTCATGTCTTCAAATGCCTCTGGAGACATGTAAAGATCGGTGAGCTTACGACGATTAGTGCTAGTGGAGTTACCACCACCGTTTCTACGAACGATGGTCTTCATGAGGCTAACGAGCTTTGGGGTGAAAGAACCCACTGGAGCGTCAGCGTCATAAGCGGCGATACCACGACCGTAGGCAGCAGCAAGAAGAGTCTGCCAACCGTCGTCGTTGTTCTTCTTAACGAAGGACATGTTGAGAACTTCGATCATTCTACGAAGAACATCGAATCTAGCGTTCTTGAGGAACTTTCTGGTGCAGTCAATTGAGCTGCCTACCATGTAGGTGTTCAATTGAATGTAATCCGCCTCAACTCTACGCATTGGGATCTTGCCGTGGTCTGGAATGACGTAGGCAACGTGATCCTTCTCTGTGCCTGGAGCAAGAAGGTCGAGTGGGATTCTAAGGTCATTGGTGGTGCTGAAGTCTTCGGTGACGAAGATATCAGAAACAACGTCGCCCTTGAGTATACCCTCTCTGATTGGGCCTTCAACAGCCTCAGAGTAGTTAAACTCGTTCAGGGCTGAAGCAATGCCCTTAGCAATTTGAGCTTGCGCTCTCATTGAGACGGCCTTGTCGTTACTGCCAGCATCGGAAAGCAGCTGCTTTGCTGCATCGGTTAATTCTTGTGTTTCTACGCTGTCTTTGATTTCGTTATTCATTGTTTTTATACCTTTTTTATTTTAGATCAGCGCAATTATCATAGATCAACGTAAACCTTAGCGTAACCGTCCTCGTCAACCTTCGAGAGGAATTTACCGATTACGTATGAGCCAGATGGGCTGTTAATGTGCGCATTAAAATCTTTACCGCTGCCGTTGGCTGTAGTTGTGTTACCAAGACCCAATGCTCCGCTGGCAACAGAGGTGATAAAGCCGCTTGGGCCAGTGTAAGCAGTAGCGCCTGGAACAACAGCTACGGTGTTTGGGCCAATTGTGGTTACTACTCTGTTTGTTACAACGTAGCCCTTCTTTAGGAGGGTAATCTTATCACCAACTTGAACCTCGCTCTTGTATGGGTTGAGGATCTGTCTAGTGAGATCGATGTTTACTACATCGTTGAGGAGAAGGCCAAGAGGACGGGTGCCAGTGGCGTTTATGCCGTACCAAACTTGGTTTGCTGCTTGGTCCATAGCGGCACCAGAAGCAACAGTTGAGCCAGTCGCGCTGACCCAACCACCACGCTCGCTACCATAACCAATACCAGTAGCCCAGAAATAAGAGATGTCTACGTCGAGTTCGTTTCTATCAGGTTTTAATGCCATTGTTTTACCTTTGTTTTATTATACACAAATTTAAAATTTGCTTTAATTATTTTCTTCGCAGCGCATGAGCTATGAGATTTTTCGCCACGTCGGCCTTGTTCTCATGCTTTGTCGCTACAACAAAATTTGGGGTTTGAGCTTGCTGCTTCTTTGCTTGTGAAATTGCCTGAGAAGCCTTTGCTACTATTTCTTGTTCTGTAATTACTTTTTCGATCTTTGAGCTGACTTTGCTTACAGCCTTACGAAGTTCGGCAAAAGAAGCTTCAGACATAGCCTTTAACTCTGGTAGATCTTCTTCTGTGTAGCTTTCGCCCACAATTTCACGCATTTCGGTGAGTCTGTCTTGTGCCACCTTGTTATCATATGCCTCTTCAATAATTTGCTCAGCTTGCGCTTTAAAACTCTCTAGCTCATCCAGTCTTGACAGCTTGAAGTTCATATTTCCAATGTGTGAAGTAGCCAAAACAATTGCTTGTTCTGCGTATGCGAGCTGCTCTTTAAGCTCGGTAATTTGGGCATTTTCTGTGATGTTTTGTTGGGACATTTTTTCCTCTTTATTTTTATACACTTTATTTTTATTTTTTATTAAAGTCTCTGAAAGCTGTTTTGTAATATTGCCCATGGCTGTTTCTGGGCCTTCTGCTAGCTGGTTAAATTCAGCACAATTTGGATTGTTTTGATTAGATGGTGCGTTGGTTGGAGTACATTGTTTAGTGGTGGAATTATATGAAACAACGCACGCTGGAAACTTAGGGTTAAATGTTTGAGTTCCGCAAGGCGTTACTGGATTTCCATCATCATCAACAGCTAGCTGAGAAGAGCCTTCTGGTTTGTCTATATAATAAGAAGTCTCTGATTCTTGTGAAATACCAAGTTCTTTAAGAACAAAACGAAGCTCGCGCTCGTCCTCGCATGGACGATACTGTGGTATTGCCATTTGCTTTTCGAGATCTGTTGGGTCTGCAATCAGCGCAGAATAAAGCAGTGGCTTGTCGCCATGCCTATTTTCTTGATACAAGTGATATCCAGTACACCCAAGCTTAATTTTACCAACAGATTCAGCTTCTTTTGCTGTAAAAAACATGAAACCGTCTGATGGTGCGGTATATGTTGTTGGCATCTCCCTTTTGTTTTTTAGGTCTTGTGGGGTGTCTGTTCTAGAGACATTTGAAGTATCGTCCATCATCTCTGCAGGATTTAGAATAGCCCCAGGCTCCTGAACAGTTGGGATTGGAGAATTTGCGTCCATAAGTTCCTGTGCTGTTTGAGCAAAAATTATGCTGTATATTTTGTTATTTTTCTTGTTTGCTGGCTCGTATACAACGCCTTGGCCAGAAAAGGTTATTTTCTTCAGCCATCTACCAATTTGATATTTCTGACCTTTATATTGAGTTGTTCCCTTGCCACCAAAAGCAATAAGATCCTTTGACATCTTTGAGTTTGCATCAGTTCTGTCAAGGAATATAATTTCAGAATCTTCGCTATTTCTTAAAGCATAACCAAAATCTTCAAAGAAACATTCCATTGAAACGAAAAGCTTGCCGTCTTGAATTCCCTTTTTAATTTTTTGTGCATAGGTTGGAAAATAACCAGACCAAATAATACCGTCTTGTTTAACGTGTATTTTTCCACTGCACACTCTAGGGTCGCTGCAAGAAGCGTCTTCGGCTTTAATTATATTAACTTCAGGGACATCCCCCTCGACTAGGGTGGTCTCAAGCATGACGCCGATATTTTCATTTTCGGTGTCTTCAGAACCCTTGTGCATCCAATTTATTGGTTTAAATTTTGCAGTGGAGTATCTTGAGAGAATTTCTTCTGAGGTGAAGACATCATCATTTGCATTCCATATATCACTTACAAGTATTGAGGATAATGTAGTTACATCATCCGTTGGCTTGTATCCATTGGGTGCAATAGAGGCAATTGCGCATGCATTCCCTTTGCAGACATTATTTAGCGAATCTGTTTTTACTGAAATATCAGTAACCAAAGTAGAATCGCACTTTGTTTTATTGTTAGCTACAAGTGACGCTATTTCTTTTTCGCCTTCAAAGACCTTCATGATTTGATATACACATTAGTTTTAAAGACTAAAAGCTCTATAATATTTCATGCACACCAACACTCCAGTCCTTAAAGTATTTGTTAAAAATCAATTTCTATATAATATGGACGAAGAGATAGAGGGATTTACTGAAGGGTACATCTTTGGGGTTAAATCAATGAGAGCACGAGCGCTCCTTTTTCATGTAATGTTGAAGTCTGGGGCACACTGGCGAGGTCTTCCCATTCATTCAATGTGGTGGTACAAGCCTGATGCTGATGAAAAAATTGAGTACTATGATCTTGAGAATCTACAGCTATGGGATTGTTTTACGGAAAAGACACAGGTAATTCAGTGGGATTATTTACTTGGGCACCAGTGCGATTGCTTTTTAAGAAACAAAAAGGTAGTGGGTGGTGAGTATTGGTGTTCAGTGGAGTGGCTCAAGGATGGAAATCCAGACACATCTTTTGTTAGCACATCTGACCAAGATAAATGCGCTCATTTAATAAAACTAGATAATGGTCAAATTGCAGCACTTCCAACAAATAGAATTGCTTTTAAGGATGCGTACTTTATTGGAAATAAACCAAATCCAGGAGCGTGTGGATATCGTGTTTCTGAATCAAATTGGAGTGCAGAAACATGTGATCGTTGGTCTGTTTCTGAGGACAATGGTGTATTTTATCTAGATGAAGAAGAAAAAGAATGCAATTCGCAACCAGAATAAAAAACCGCCTGAGGCTATGTTTTATTACTTTTGTGCGTTTTTGGAATCAGACGGAGACGTTTATCCGCTTCTTTTAACTAAAGATGAATTAAAAAGAGCAAAGCGACGAGCTGAAAAAAATAAAGAAGACGTGCCTTCTTCGTTTTTGGTTTTTCAGTATATTGATGGTACATTAAACAAAGTTAATAGTGAAAGCCTAGATCAGGCATAAAAGCTAGCGTGCATAGCTATGGCTAGCCGAATCCCAATTAGGCTTTCACGTAGTCTCTTCCTTATTTTCCGCTGGCTCGTCTTTTACATCGCCATCATCGCAAAGCAATGGTTTTCTAATAAATTCTCTATATGCCCAAAGCAGTGCTATCAATGCAACAGGGGCATACCAAAAAAGCCAACCATAGCCAGTTGAATCACTCGATTGATGTTCAATTGATTTTTTAATTGATAACATAACTGCACTGTCACCAGTTTGATCTGGTATGATTTTTGGTGTAGTATCGCAGGCAACCATTGAGTGGGCAAGAAAAATTGGCCAAATTAGTTTGGGTATTGATTTCATGACTTCCTCGCTGCTGCAGATGTGCCAAAGTAAAAACCAACAATGCTTAAAAGTATCTGTCTATTTTCAGATGAGTATAAAAACCCATTTACTTCAACAAAAAACTTGCGAGTTGTTTCAGGAACTATTCCAAAAAGAACTTCTGGATTTTTTGCATCTACCTCAACAAAAGTTGGAACACCAAAAAAGGGAAGTATAAATGGTGCCGCTATGGACCCAAAAAGAACAGTTAGTACTATTAGCTGTCTAACACCTTTACCAACATCAATAGGAACTCGTTTTGATGCTTGATCTTGATTAGATGTCGTCTGCTTGTTTGCTTCAAGCGCTCTTTCAAAAAGCTCTTTTTCATCCTGTCTTTTTTCGGCTAGGTATCTAAAAACAAATCCTAGAGTACTACCGCCGATCATTGATAAAAGCTCAATTGGCATATTTGCCTCCTGAGCTAATACACAATTTTTAATTGTTATTTACTTAAGTGCTCTTTTTATCAGCCCGAGTTCTTTTCTTAACTTTTCTTGTAACAGTATCTTTTGAGCCGTCTGGGCGACCAGCTTGACCTGGCGGCTCTTTTGCCCCAGGTATTTCTTGTCGCAACTGTTGCAACTCTTTTGCTTTTTTATGATTGCTTTCAGGAATAACAGTTTGAATGAACGGGCTAAGCTTATCAAGAACCTCACCATCTTTTCGTGCCTCGCTTTCATTCTTAACTCTAGTTTTTTCAATATTCCACATTTCACCAATCTTTTCAAGAATGGTTTGATTAGATATTATATTTCTATCAGCAAGCTCTATTAGCAATTTAAAATAACTTGGCTGATCAAACAAGTTATCATTGTTAAATCTAACGGTTGGTTTATCTTGAAACCCCATATCATCGCAAATCTGATTTATTTCTATTGTAATCCAATCAGCCATTGCTCTTCTAACACAATCTATCCGCTTCATTAAATTTCTTAAGCCAATAAATGAATCTGAGCTTCCTGGGACATTGCTATCACCACCAATTAAGCTTTTATGAACACCCAAACCAAGAAGCATTGACTCATAATTTTCGTCAAAGTTTTGAAGCTTTTCTATTGGCGGGAAGTACTGCTGATAATCAAGCATTGAATCCCAAATGACATCAAGTGTGCCACCAGTGTGATTTTCAAGTATTTTTGCTAATTTTACTATTGACCCAGTATCTGGTAAAATTTCTGATTTGTGATCACCAAGTTTCCAAAGACGAACAGAGTTATACCAGCTATCAAGAGCGCTTATCTTTGCCATACGCAATTTTTCATTGTATATGACATCGTGCAAAATACTAAATATAAAACTTTTTGCCCATATTTCACTATCTTTTTTCTTATAGTGAGCAACGTAAACCTCATCTTCTGGAATTGGTATTACTGTTTCTCCTATATTGCTTTTATCACCAATTAACTTCTTGATTTCCTCTGGCACGCTCTTAAGTATGCTTTTATCTTGTGCGTAAGCATCTTTTAAGTCTTGAACCTGGGATGAACTTACTTTAATTCCCCAGCGTTTTACGCCAGAAAAAATAGCAAGCTCGCCACCAAGAAGACGTATTGTTTGTGGGTCATAGAAAACGTATTCTGTTGGAATATCAATTTTTTCAACAGCATTAGCTCGTTTCATTCTACGTGCTGTAGGAGTATCAATTTGCGATGTCTTTCTTCGAACAACAACATTCCCCTCAACAACAAAATAATTGGCAAATCTTTCAGCACGCTCTTTTAAGGAGACATTATTAGACCAAACTTTAAAGAAGTTGTTAATGTTTTCGTTTTCACTTACAATTTCAAGACCCTCAACTGCTGTTTCGGTTATTAGATCAACAACCGATCTAATGACACCGACGCTTTGATAAGCGTTTCGGCAGGAGGTCATTATATCATTATCTTTATCTGGAATTCTCTCGTGCGGTCTAAATCTTTCGTATGTCGTTCTTGTAAATGGCGGACGAACAGAAATGTTCTCTTCAAGATTTGAATAGAATCCCGCAACAGCCATGTCTTGACTAGCCATAGCCTTGCCAAGCTTGTTTAGGCCATCTTGTTTATCTGCATCTGGCGATATATAAAAGTTCTGTTCCTCTGACATGTTACACCATTATAGCTATTTGTTTAATACACTAATACGCTATGTTTCCCTGTCTGCCTTCTTCTATAGAAATATTTGAAGATCTTGGAGTGCCTTTCATCTTTCTCATTCCACGACCTTGATACATAGCATCTGAGCGTATGTTGTTTTGCACTATATATTTTGAAGAGTATCCACCAAAGGTAGATATTTGCTGCTGCGGCTCAGTATTAAGATTTCTTGCAGCATCATTTGCTAGCAAAAGGCTTGTAAAATGGTCTTTTTTAAGTCTGAGCTTTACGCCCTCTGTCACCACCCCTTTTATCCTTGGCAGATCCCATCTTTTTTGTCCTTTAGCTGTGGTTTGTTCCTGTATCAAGGTGGTTTGATACTTACATTCTTCTATCTCGGATAGTATGTTATCGTGATTGTAATCATCATCCGATTCCAAACCAAGTATTTTTGCCTGCTCTATTCCCACAGCATCGTATTCTGGAAAAAGTATTTTCATAGTTGTGATATCTTTAAGCAGATTAAAATGTGCTCCCTCATACCACTCTCTAGAGGAAAATTCGATTACCTTGATAACGTGCAGGCCAACTTTATCAGAACACTCTTCGTCATCCATATCGTATATGCAATACTCACCTTCTTTGAGTTTAGAATGGTCCTTTAGACCCTCAAGAATGGATCTACCACCACCACCAGAGTCTAAATGCATTCTAACTATGTTAAATCTGGCAAAAAGCTCATGTATCTTTCTAAGAATGAAGGTGTTATAATCAGATATTTCTTTGTATCTATCTGGATGCTTCTTCTTATCAGCTTCAAATCGCTTTCTGTTAGTGCTCCAGCAAAAAACAAGTTGTTTAGCGTTTTCTGTTACTTTGATAATGCTGATTGCAAGATTGTCTCGCTCAGATGCTGGGTCAATTCCAAGAACATATTTAGCTGTTTTGTCTCCGTATGACTCAACAGTAAAAGATATATCTCCCTCGGGAGTTTTAATTGGGCTTGTGGCGGCATATATTGCAGACGCTGGATAAAATCCTTCTGAGTCTTTTGCAAACACACAGCCATATTCCATTTTGAAAATGACAGAATCCATTGTGGCCCTACCTTGATTTAAAATGGTTTCATCCATAATACCAGGTGGCATTTGATCAAAAGGTATTCTGACTATTGCGTATTCACTTGGATCAACTCCTGATTTTCCATCAGAGGCTATAATGTTTGCATAGTCTTGATAGTATTTATAAAAATGATTAAATTGATAGCTAACAGTACCCGCAAGTATTATTTGGTTGCCTGTGTTTTTTAACGCATCATCAACGGCTTCTTCGCCAAGAGTTTCTTGAATTGCTCTTCGTATATATTCTTGTTTTACTTTTTCAAAGGTATTTTGACTTTGTACTGCTGCAAAGCCTCTAATTACAACTTCAAAAATATCAGGATTAACTGATGCAAACTCGTCAACGATAATTACATTGGCACGCAGACCTCTGATTTTTTCACCTGTACCAATTGGGATGCCCATGATCTTGCTATCACCAATATCCCAATTGAATCCAAGGACGCTTCGTCTTGGTCCATTGTTTGATCCACATATATCTTGAAGAATGGGAGCGTTCTTCCAAATATTTTCCATAGACTCAAACACTAAACCAGATTGTCTTAAACCAGCACCAGCAATGACTATTTTAGAGCCTTGATTAAACATGGCTTTTAGTATTGCTGTTATACCAAGCATGGTTGTTTTTGCACCACCTCTAGTTGCAATCAAAATCGGAAGTCTTTTATTCCATATTTCGTTTAATACCGCCATTTGATACGGGAATAAATTAACACCAAGAAAGTGTTTTGCAGTAAATCCAACATATCGTGGGTCCATCCCCATTTTAATAAGTTCTTCAGCGGTTCTTTCTTTCGGTGCGTATATATCTATAGGATTAGATATATCAAGAGATCTAGTGTCTCCAAGCTCTAGATATAAATTATCAAGATACTCTTGGCTCAGATTCATTTTTAACTTCTCCTAATATTGATCTAAACATATTACAGGCATATCGTCTTGCAAAATACTTGCTGCTTAAAAATAAAGTTTTGATACCCCACTTGTAATCTATCTCTGTTATTCGAGAAAGTAAAAAGTCTGGCGGTAAGGTAAAGTACATTCCTTTTTTTGGATTTCTTCCCATGTATTTTGCATACGCGTCATGAAGATCATCCTCTACTATTATTACTGCTCTTGAATATTTTTGAAGGCCATCTAGCTCTCTTTGAAATCTTTCCCAGTTTTTTCCAACATTACCCAAAAGCTCTTCTACAGACGCTTTTCTTTCAATTATAATACTGTTTTTAAACTCTGGAAGATCGTAACCATCTAGAGTGTAATCGCCATACTCAAGATTTTTTACTGTAACATTTTTTACAAAAAACTTGGACGGTAGCTTTTCAGTAAAGTCCCATGGTTTTTTTTCTTGATTATCAATGATTACGTTTGCGTACGTAACGCTCTCTAGTGTTTTTTGGGCCTTCTTTAGCGAACCCTTGTTTCCGGAGTTCATTTATCCTCTGTATTTCTTCGGTGTTTTTTTGACAGATTATTTTAAAAAACTCCGATTCAAACTGTTCTTCTTTTCCAGTTACTTGATCATGATGTTTTTTACAAAGCGTTATACCATTAAATTTTTCTGTTCTTAGCCTTGCAGAGCTAGCGTATTTTTTTATATGGTGAACTTCAAGACCGCGTTTTTCACTGCACCCAGGAAACTGACAACAAAACCCATCTCTTTTAAGAACTTCTTTTCTGAAGCTCCAATACTCTGGTGAGTATCGACCATCTCTACGCCTGAACCTGGGTTTCCTCAACCTTTTCTTTGCCACTACTATTTAATACACTTTGAGAGTAATTAATACTGTAATCGTGTTGATACATCTCATAAAGCAAGTCACGCCAGGTGTATTCTGGTTGCCACCCCAGCTCCCTTTTAATTTTTGATGGGTCTCCACAAAGAACATTTACCTCTAATGGTCGATTAAATGCTGGATTGATTTTACAGGCTTCATTTGGGTCAACTCCAGCAATGCCACAAACATACTCAAGGGCATCTTTAATTGAAATTGTTTCACCAGTTGCAACAACATAATCGCTTGGTGCTTGAGCCTGTAGCATCATCCACATAGCTCTAACATAATCTTTAGCGTGGCCCCAATCTCTTTTAGCCGCAAGATTTCCAAGCTCTATATGGCCAGAAAGACCAAGTTTATATCTTGCTATTCCACTAGTTATTTTTCTAGTCACAAAATCAAAACCACGTCTAGGGCTTTCGTGATTAAATAGAATGCCACAACAAGCATATATTCCGTATGATTTTCTATAGATATCAACGATGTTGTGAGCGTATAGCTTGGCCGCAGAATATGGGCTTCGAGGAACAAATGGTGTTGTTTCAGATTGTCTTTCTGTTATTCCACCAAACATCTCTGATGTAGAAGCTTGATAAAATCTTGTGTGTGGAGAGTGTTTTGCAATTGCCTCAAGAACAATTGTAACCGCAGTTCCATTTACATAAGCGCAAGAGATTGGCTCTTTAAAGCTTTGTCCAACATGAGACATTGCTGCAAGATTATAATATTCGTCTGGTCGAATATGAGAAATAATACTGAAGACACCAGAAGCATCAGTTATATCAAGATTGATCTGATGAAAGTCTGTATGTCTTTCTGCAACCGCCATATTTGATGCGCTCTTTTCCGTAGAGCTGCGGCGATATATTCCATATACCTTGTAGCCTTTTTCTAGTAAAAGCTCTGATAGATATGATGCGTCTTGTCCAGGACAACCTGTTACTATTGCTGTTTTCATTGTTGATCTCTAACCTTTGCTATTGTTTCTGAGTCCATTAACTGTGGGGCCAATTCTCCATCCATAAACTCTATTGCGTTTCGCATTTCGTCTTTTTTCTTTTCCATTGAAATACGAAGCAGTTCTGCCATACGGCCCTCTTTTTCTCGTGTTTGCATTGATTCAAACTTTTTGCAAAGAGAAAAAAACGTATCTCCACCAACCTTACCCTTTTCTTCTCTTTGCCGTCTTGTGGCATTTAGTGTTTCATTTAACTTTGTAGATTTTTCAAGTAAATCTTTATACTCTTTATTAAGATCGGTAGCCCTTATTGAAGAATTAAATACCTTTTGGTAAAGCTCTGCCTGTTTTGGGTCAGATAAATCAAGATCTTTAATATCAACAATTTCATTTTCAGCCATTATAGAATCTCGTATTCTCATGGCTTCGTAATAATCTTTTTGATTTTTATCAATTCTTAGTTTTAAAAATATAAGCTGTTCAACAGTGTTTTGTTCTGTGTGTGTTAGATCTTCAAGCTGAATTTTATAATTTGCCCATTCTTCGGCAAAAAGAGTCCACTCATCTGAAGGAAGCTGTTTTTTAATTCTACCTCCCCTTGGGCTTGTTTCAAAAGAGCGAACGTGAAAGTCAAATATATCTCTATTATAATTTTCTTTACGACCCTCAACTATAACAACTGGATCTTTGGTCGCATTTTTCATCATGCCAATGCTTTTTCTATAGCGCTCAACTGTTTTTACAGAACAGCCAATATGCTTGGCTATTTCGGCATCAGTTTTATATTTACAGTTATTCTCTATATAAACCTTATCAGCTTCTTCAATTCGCTTTGCCATCTGTCCACTCCTGCATGATTTGTGATATTTCTATTCTGAGTTTGTTTTTATAATATGAGTTTACTGGCTCCTCAGATAAGCATGCTCTATATATTTCTCGTCCTTCTTCAGATAAACGAGATTCCATAAAATCTTTTAGCTCAGCAAACACAACGGAGTTTTCAGTTTCATTTTTGTTAGTTGCTGGTTCGTATGCAATAGCGTCTTCTTTTGTGTTTCTTGCCTTGGCGCTTAAAGAGACTCGTGCTTTCTTGTGTTGTTCATTAAGACTACCGCAATGGTCTCTATAAAAATTTTTAAGTCTATTTTTTACAACACGATTGAGCCATCTTTCTAGCGAATTAATATCATCCCAACCAGCGCCTTTTTCTGGTTCATAAAATTTTAACTGTTGCATGCATATTAGGCGAGTCTGTGATGCTATATCTTCTACTGTCATATACGCAAATGTTTTTGTCATATGCGTTTGCGCTATTTTTTCAATAAGAGACAAGACCTCTTCCCTTGAGATTTTAGCCCCAGAAGTTTTTGAGAATTTTTTCAAAAAGATGGCAACTGTGTCTTTCTGAGGCCTTTTCACGTTCTATTATAGACTAGAAAGGTGTATTAATTACAGGAGAATATTATGCAGGATAAAAAAGAAAGATGGAGTGAAGAACATAAGAACTTTTTAAAGCTAGAAGCTGGAAAAATGAGAGACTGTGAAATAGCGTCAACTTTGGGCAGAACACTAAAGTCAATACGTGAAATGCGCAGACGTATGGGTCTTGTAAAAATGTGTGGTAGAGGAAGGGTCGAATTGAGACCAATACAACAATCGCAGATTTAAAGTGTATCAACAACCACCAATAGCAACATCTGATATAACTCTTTTTGCTTATAGCAGAGACGAGTCATCAACAACACTTACGTGTTATACTGGAAATCTTTTAATGCCTGCTATTGAAGAGGCTGGACCATTAACTTATAAATTATCCTACAAAGCAGCTGGGGCACCAAGTTTTACAGAAATTTTTTCGTATGTAAATAATCAGGGTGGAGAACCACCATTTATTATACAAGCATATTGGATGTATACTCATAAGCACGGATCAAGTGATGGCAGTCAATATAAAGTTGATATAATCAGTACATCACCACGTGTCACATATACTTCTAATATTGTTACCGTACCAGCATTTTATGGCTTTGGAATTAAAACAACAAGATCTTCTAGTAATGGCTCTTTAAAAGGATCGAAAAAAACCAGAAACGAAGTGCCGAAATTTTAAATGCCTACAATTACTACAAGTAACCGAACAGCAAGCTCCGTAGTATTAAACGGTTCGGGATTTCAAACCCCACTTTCAAGCTGTCCACCTCAATCCGTAATGATTTACGATGCGCAAAACAATGTTCTTCAAGCTTCTTATTTGCCAGACGGCGGTATTTTGACTGGATACTCTTGGCAGATTACTTTAACTGGAATAACAGACGCTGGATTTTTTGGAACATACTCTATTGATGCAGAAGACAATCCAGGGTGCTATCAGTTTGGATTTTATATAGCGCCATTTGCGGTTCCTGAAAATACAATTAAAGGACTCAAGAAAACTATATTTTCAAAAATAACAAAGGGATTATCTTATAACCCAAATCAAAGTCAACGTAAAAAGTTTCCAACTATATAGTTATTCGGGTATAAGTTTACGTGCGATCAATTGATAAATTAAAATTTATTCTAAGGGCTTATAATCAAGACGGTCAGCTAGGATCTATTCCAGGCAGAAACGAAACCGAAGGCCCAGGATTTACGTGCTATGTATTTGCGTGGTTTACTGGAGAAGGATACTCTACTATATATACAGTAACTACTGTTGTAAATGGCCCTAATGGCATGCCTGTAAATGTAACAACTCCTGTTCATGCTTATGATATGGATGGTAATAATCAAATTAACTATCCAACAACACCGCCACCAGTAGGAGTTCCTTCCAATGGTAAGTGGCGGCTTATAAGACTAGGAAACAATACGCCAATTGATAACATTGTAGGTGAGCCTGGAAGGGAGATTGTTGTTCCACCACAAAGCGTAAGGGTGCCAGCTTGCCCACCGCCACCAGAGCTTAATCCAGGACTTCTTAATGAAGACGCAAAACCAGCACCAGAAGCAGCACCAGAGCCAATAACAGAAGCTTATATTAGAGAAGCGACTATATGTGGAGAGGGTTCAAGAGAGGATATAGCTGGTCAATCTCTAGTTTGGACCATAGCTCAAAACAGAGCTAGATGGAGAGCTTCTAGAACACCGCTTAAGGTAAGAATACCAGCTGGTGTACCAGACAGTCCACTCATTCGAGAGTTGTTAAATTTAAATGCCTTTAGCTGTTGGAATACTACTTATCCTAGCGCGGATAAAAAAGCTAGAGAAAAAGCTGGAGATGATCCACGATCAAGTGAAAAAGCGTTTAGACAAAGAGCAGAGTATTTAAAAAGTCTTTGTCGTGGTGGTAGTTCACACGAAGATGTTAGCCCAGCACAAGGAACACAAGCTCTTAAAGAAGCTGGCATGACAGAAGAGGAAGCAGCAAATACATTTTTGTATTTAAACCCTAAAACTGCTGGAGATGTAGATTTATGGGCCATAGACACGAAAGAATCAGCAAGAAATCACCCAGCACCAGAAGTTAAGTGGAAAGATAAAATAAGAGATAAGAATGGACGGCAACATGATGCAACTCTTGTTAGAATAGGAAGGCACGTGTTTGTATCGGGTGCTCCTGGTTTGCATCCGTAAAAACAAATATTAAATAAAAGAATAACCCTCCTGTTAAGGAGGGCTATTTCAGTATTTTTTAAAAATTAATAATCGCTTATGCCTTCTTTAAATCCATCACATTCCCACTGCCCCTCTGGAAAATTATTTGGTCGTTCAGGAGTAGACATGTTAGTAATGCAATGGCACTCAAGGTCTACTTTATAGCAGCACTTTTTTCCAGGAGGATATGGGGTGCATATGCAATAATTGTCAGTTCCTTCTGGGTGAGCAATGCGACACAATGGTATATTTGGATTTATAGGTGACATCGCTCGACGAGAAGGTTTCTTTTGTCCACCTGGACCCATTGAATTTGGTGTAGTATTAGTATTAATTTGAGCAGCAGCTTGTATAACGTTTGTAAGTTTTTGAATTGATTTTTCTAAAGACATAATGGGTTTCTTCTTATTTATTATACACAAAAGAATAACCCTCCTGTTAAGGAGGGCTATTTTAAATTTGATAAAATGTTAGCTAGTAATGCAGGGCATATCTAGTGGTATCATCTTTTCACCTTCATCCTTACCACAAGGGCCAGGTGTTAGTCTTACAACACATCTTGTTCCATTTGCTTTGTCATAAAAACACATGCATTGATATGTGCTTGTAATCTTTTCGTGCTTGCCTGGAGTAACGGCTTGGACTTGTCGAGTCACACAAGCGCCTCGATGATTTTTAGCTGTTATCATTTGTCCATCTGGACCATATTCAATTGGTGTAGTATTGGGATCAATTCTAGCAGCTTGTATAACTTTTGTAAGTTTTTCGATTGATTTTTCTAGTGACATGGTTATTCCTTATTTTTTATACACTAACTATTAAAACATAACAGGCAGTGTTATGCATTCACTCCAATTACATTGAGTTGCTACTGGGCCGCTTGTAGAAATAGCGCCACCAGGAATAGATCTTTGATAAGTAGTGCATTGGCAACCGGGAGCGCCACCTGTCTGTTCAAGACAGCCCAATATTCTTATATTACTATTCCTAGTAATTTGTGCTTTTACACTTTCGCATTTGGAAGTCCCGCTGTTATCGCGAGGAAATTGGTCGTCGCCAGGTAACCAAGGACTAGTTGGTGCTGACATACGACCGCCA